TTATAACCATAGATTTTGTTGTTGCTCTCGCCCGTGATTTTTGGTCGGGTGAGGTGTAGCTGGTCTGACTTTACCCGGACACATGATAATGTCTGTCACTGTCTCCAGTGATTTAAACGTACATCCGCAGTTAATATTTTGACACTGGTTATAGCGTTCTTTAGTCATTTCGGAAATGATCAGGCTACTACGAGTGTGTGCTGCATGGTGACACTTAGGGCAATTCATCATTTAAAAAAATCCCCAAAGGAAAATAAGAATTCACTTAAAGTGAATTTACCATTCAATCCATTTCTAAGCTATCGATTTTCACCTCAAGCTCAATGCTCGTTGTATAGCCACTGTCGGCACTCAGGCTGTGCGTCAGCGTCGTGATAATCCATTCGCCGTCATCGATCTGCTTTTTAAACCCCGTCACCTTTACCGGCATTTCGGTGTAAAGCTCTGCGCGCCCGCGTGCCAGCTGTATTGAGAAGGTCGCAACGCCGCGCTGCAGCCGTTCCCACTGCATTTTTGCTGCCCGCTCTGCGTTTGAACGGTTGGCATAGGTGCGGCTTAAAACCAGTACGTTTTCGTCGGTGCCGACGAGATAATCACCCTGTTTCGCTTCCGGCTCTTTTTTCTTCGCCGTGGTTTTGCGGCGTCGCTTTACAGCAGTTTGCCATCCTTGACGCAGGCCAGCGCACCGCACTGGCGGGCAACGCGCATCAGAAAGCTGGCGTCGGATTCGTTGGTCTGGTCGATATGGTCGATTGCCATTTTCTCAACGTCGGCGCCCAGCGCTAAATCCAGCTTGTGCTTTTCCGCAATGGCTTTCGCAATTTCGCCTGCCGTGGTTTTGTGCCACGACTTCTCGCGTTTGGTGTTAAGGGTCTGGCGAAAGTCGGCGCTGCGGGCGCGAAGCGTCAGCCGGTCAGGTGTGCCGCTGTGCTCAATCTCATCAACCGTATAGCTGCCCTTGCTGATAAGCGGTTCACCCTCCCAGCCCAGCGACAGCTTCAAAACAACACCCCGGCGCGGCAGCTGCAGCAGGCCGTCCGCGTCGTCCAGTTCAATGTCCAGCTGGTCGGCCTCAAAGCCCCGGTTATCGGTCAGCGTCAGGCTGATGAGCCGCTTTTGTATGGTCTGCGTGACGTCTGCGCCTGCCATCGTCAGGCGAAACGCCGGGGCGCTGGTCGCCCCTTTTACCCAGCTTTCTGCCTGCATCATCAGAAAAGCCCTCCCACTGCTGCAGTGACTTTACCGGCCACAGCCGCCGCCGCGCTTTTCATGGCATCCAGCTGGCCGCTCAGGCTGCCGAACATTTCGCCCAGAGACTCATCGGCACGCTTAAGCGTGAGCGTGAACTCAATACGCCTGCACGCGCCGTTACTGAAAAACTCGGCCTTTGTCTGGCTCAGGCTCTCAATCACGTACATGCCGTAAATCGTGCCGCTGCCCTCAATGAGCGGCCACGCGCGCCCCAGCTCCGCAATCTGCTCCAGCGCATACAGCGACAGCCTGCCGCCGGTCAGCTCCGGCAGCAGGACGCCGGAAAGCGTCAGCGTGTCGGTGTCCGGCCCTGCAAACTGCAATGACGGACGAAAGCCCACGCGGTTGTTAGACGGAAACCGCCAGCTGCGTTGTAACTGCAGCTCCTGATAAGGCACCGTTTCCAGCATGAAAACGAACAGCCCCAGCGTCATCATCATTCGTCGTACCCTCCTCGATCACGATAAGAACTGCGCGCGCGGGCCTCAGCCTGGCGCTGCTCAGCTTTGAGCCTGCGCATCACCTCATCAACCAGATCCTGCTGGCTCTGCCCTGGCTGCTGCACGATGGTGAATGATGCGTTGATTTGCGGCGCGGCAACCGGCGGCGCGGCCTGTGCTCGCTGCGCTTTACCCTGATATGCCTGCGCGGGCAGGCTCATCGGGTGCAGCGGGTGCGGCGACGGCTGGTGATGCGCGCCGGACCGTTGACCAGCTCTGGCCCGTTCTCGCCTGCGATTCCATACTGACCGGCGGGAATGTAGCCGCCATTTTCAAAGAGTCCGGCAAAGCCCGTCGGGGATGTCGGGCTTAGCGGGTTGACCGGTGGGGCGCCGCCCTTATCCGCTGATGGCTTCATGAATCCCGGCAGCAAATCCGTCATGGATGACAGCCTGGCCTTAAGCGCCTCCCATTTGGCCGTGATGCCGTCAAGGAGTGCGCTTATCATGTTGCTGCCCGCTTCTTTAAACCGCTCCGGCAGCGTGCTGGCCGAGTTAACCAGCTCATCCCATTTTTGCGACACGGCAACCCTGATGCTTTGCCATGCCCCGGCGATGCCGTCGCGTATCGCGTCCCAGCCTCTGCTGATGACGCCCTGCAGCGCGCCATCCGCGAACAGGGATTTAACCCACTCCCACGCACCGGCTATTTTGCCTTTGATGGCCTCCCATGCCGCCGACGTGTTATCGGTTAGCTGTTGCCACAGTGCCGCAAACTTCGGCCCGAGGGTGTCCCAGTTACGCCAGATGTAAATTGCACCCATTGCGATTAGGCCAATGACGGCCAGAATCGGGTTGGCGAACATCAGGCGGCCCAGCCAGATAACGCTGCTGCCGACAATACGCAATGCCTTACCTATCATTCCAAATGCACTTGCGCCCTTAAAGCCCAGCGTTGCCATACTCAGCCTGATGACCGCCATCGGCCCGACAATGGCCGCAAAGCTGATGGCTAAGGTTCCCAGCCCGATGACGATGGCAGACACAGCCGCGCCGACTTTCACCAGCGCGCCAGCCAGCGCCTTGTTTCTCTCAATCCACTGCGCTGCGCTGTTGGTGACCTTTTTAATCAGCCCCATGATGTCCATGAGCGGCTGGCGCAGCGTATCCCCTAACCCGCTCATGGCGTTATTGAGTCCGGTTTTTGACAACAGCCACTGTGCGGACAGGGAATCTTTATTGATGTCAGACTCTTTCTGCATTGAGCCTTTGGCCGCATCGCCCTGCGTCAGCGCCAGCTGTCGGCGCAGCTCCGGCAGGTTGTTGGCAAGTTTCGCCGCATCCTTGCCGAACTCCTTGCCGAATATCATCGTCAGCGCAGACAGGCGCTTGTTTTCCGGCAGCTTTTTGACCTTCTCCAGCACGCTGATGATGGTGCCCATCGCGTCCGTGGTCATCTGCTTTTCAATCTTTTTGGGGTCCAGCTTAAGCAGCGTCATGCCTTCCTGAAAGCGCTTGCCCTGCATGGTGGCAATCGACAGCTCGCGCACCATAGCGTTGGCCGAACTCGCCGCAATCTCAGAGGTGGCACCGAGTGAAAGGAACGTTGAACCCAGCGCCGCCGCCTTGCGAAAGTCCAGCCGGTCGGCGTTGCCGCCCATGCGCTGCAGCACGTCGATAATGTCTGCGCCTTTCGACATCGCGTTATCGTCTAAATAGTTGAGCGCATCGCCCAGCTGCTCAATGTTGCGGGTTGGTATCTTGTAAAGCTGGCTGATTTTACCCAGCCCCTCGGCCAGCTGATCGGCGGGCAGTTCAAATGCCGTTGACGCCTTGGCCGCCGTGGTGGCAAAGGCCAGTAAATCGCGCTTCTGGTCGGCGTACGAATCATTCTGATTGGTGACGCCCATGCGTGCGCCGCCTTCAACCAGCGCGGCATAGTCAACCGCGCCGTGCTCCATCGGCAGTTGCTCACTGGCGGCCTTGATGGCGGCCTGCATGTCGTAAAACTGCGCGGTGCGGTTGCCTTTGTCATCGCGCAGCCCGTTGACCTGCTTTGCCACGCCCTTCATGGCGTCTTCCATATCCGCCGAGGCTTTAATAGCCGCCGCAAACGGCACGCCCATTGCCATGCCCGCCGCCGTGGCTGTCGCCCCGGCTCCGGCCACCCTGTCGCGGGCCTCCAGCGTTTTGCCGTAGCGCTCGCTCACGCACGGCGCGCATTTTTGCCTGGCGCTCGCCCAGCTTTTTAAGCTCACGCTGCTGGCGCTCAATGGCGTCACTCGCTGCACTGGCGTCGGTTTTAAGGCGGCGCTGTGCCGCGCTCAGCTGTTTGGTGTCGATACCGGCGGCGGTCAGCGCACCGCGCTGCTGCTGTACCGAGCGCAGCAGGCCGTTGTAGCTCTGCTGCAGGTCATTAACACGGTTTTTTGCCTGCTCAAGCAAGCGGGACTGCTGCGCCGTGGGGCGGTTGGTGGCGGCAAACTGCGTCGCCAGCGCGGCGGCCTCCTGCCGGGCAGAGGCGAGATTTTTCTCAGTGATGGCAAGCTGCTGGCGCGTTTTGCGAAAGCCATCAATGCGTCCGGCCTGATCGTTCAGGCTTTTCAGGCTGTCTTTGCTGGCTTTGAGGGCGGCGGACAGCTCCTTAGAGCCGTCGCGCGCACTGCGAAAAGGGCGGGTGATTTTGTCCACCGCCTTAAGTACCACCTGCAGGCGCAGGTCTCTGTCACTCATCGTCACCGGCTCCGTTACGCAGGATCGCTTTGTGCCGCCACATCAGCACGTCCGCCAGCGACTCAGCACGTCCGCCAGCGACTCCGCGAATATGACCGGCGGCGGCCAGTGAAACACGGTGGCGATGTCTGCCACCAGATCGTCAACCGTCAGGCCGTCAGGAAACCCGACGTCGCCGACTTCGGTAACAAAAAAGTGACCACCTCCACCGACAGCGCCACCAGATCGGCGGGGTCCATTTCGTTGATTTCCTGTGCCGTCAGCGCAGGCGTTGACACGCGCGGCAGGACGGCCATCACCGCGTTGACGTCCATTTCCATTAGCGCCTGCAGGCGCACGCCGCGCAGCGCGCCGGACTGAGGTTTGCGCAGAACAATGGTTTTGATTTCGGTTTTGCCGCGTTTGATGGGTGTGTCCAGGGTGACGGTTTTTTCGCTGATAATTTCGCTCATGTTCTTAATCCACTGAATAAAATTGATGAAAGCAGCAGGCCAGCGCCTGCCGCCATGATTACAGGCCCAGCGCGCTGCGGTGCGCCTCCATCATGTCCTTGCCGTCCACGATGTGAACCATGTTGACCAGATCCACCTCAAACAGCACTTCGCCGTTAATGGTCAGCTTGGCGTAGCTGTTGGTCGCGGAAACCTTGGTCGTGTTGGCGTCGCCGGTTTTCCACTCGCCCGAATCCAGCTCCTTGTAGCGCCCGCGCGTGACCAGCTCCACCGCTTGCACCTCGCCGGTGTCGTCACGCTGGATTGAGCCGGTAAATCGCAGCTGCACGGCGTCTACGGTTTCCGCGCCCAGCTGCTTAAACAGCAGCGCCTCGGTGCCGCCGACGGTAAATTCCGTGTCCAGCGCGCCATCGTCCAGGCCCATATCAATATCAACCGCACCGGCCATGCCGCCGCCGCGGTACTTCTCAAACTTGCGGGTCAGCTTTGGCAGAGTCAGGGACTCAACCAGCCCCTGCCAGTTGTTGCCTGCGTTGAACAGGTTCAGGTGTTTTAACTTACGGGGTAAGGCCATGTGTTCAGCTCCTTATGCTTTAACGCTGGCGGCGAAGTTGACCAGGTACTGGTCAGTGATGCGCTGGCGCAGCATCAGGTTTTCCAGCGGCGGCACCGGCGTGTAGTCGTAGTCGATGAACAGCTGCCCGGCCTTGAGCGTCTCTTTGGTGTTCACCGAGTCATCCAGCCAGCAGCTGGCTCCGATGAGATAGCCCTGATTCACCAGGCTGCGCAGCTTCGCGTTGATTCCTTCGATAATGTCGCGGGCAAGCGACGGATTAAGCGGCCCGTCAACGGCCCACATCTGCGCCTCGGCCATCGTGTCGGCCAGCACCTGCGCCGTGCGGGTGTAGGTTTCAAACTGAAAGAGCGGGTCATCACTCAGGCAGCGCGAACCCCAGAAGCGGAAGCCGTCTTTACGGATCAGCGTGGTGACGTCGTTCTGGTTCAGCAGGCCCGCATCGGTTGCCGGGTCCTGCAAATCCCACGACACGTCTTTAGAAATGCCGGTGACGCCGTTCACGCCGACGTTTGACAGGGACTTGTGCCAGCCGGTTGTTTCGTCAATTCTGGCGCGCAGGCCGAGCGCACGGGCGGTGGCATACGCCGCCGCATCGGGCATCCCTTCGCGCTGACTGAAATTGGCGCGGTACGCGATGACCTCGGACACGGTTTTGCAGCCGTAAGCCGAGATATACGCAAAGGCTTTCAGGCTCTGCGCCACGCTCAGCAGCTCGGTGGCGACTGCTTTGGTGTCATGTCCCGGCACGCCGAGGATGCGCGGCTTCACGCCGCAAACGGTCTGTGCGGCCAGCAGGGCTTTCATGCCGGTGCGCATTCCGTCATCGGTCACGCCGCCGATGATGTTGGCCGAGGTTTCCGCCTCGGTTGCGCCCTGCGCCACGCGCACTACCACAACCAGCGGTTTCGCCTGGTCAGCGATGGCGTCGAGCGATGCGGCGAGCGTGCCGGTTTTGCCTGCTTTTCCGCTGGCGGTGAGAATGTCGGTGAGTAATACGGGGCGGTTCAGCGGGAACATCTCCGCGTCGGCGTCGTCGCCGGTGCAGACCATCCCGATGATGGCCGTGCTGACGGTGGTAATGGTTCGGGTGCCTTCGTTAACTTCAATAACGCGCACGCCGTGATGATAGTCCTGTGCCATGTAACGGATCTCCGGTTAAGGGGTTCCGCTATGGTGTAAGGGATGGGGCGCGCGCGCACCCTGCGGCCATTGTCTGGCGAATGACACAAAGGAAAAAGGCCCGAAACGGGCCTCTTGTTATGTTGCGGGCTTTTCCGGCCAGCTGATGTCCGGCGCGGTGCCGGTGTCGGTGGCGGTCAGCGCATCGATATAATCCATCCAGGTGTTGAGCCTGGCGCGCTCGTCATCGGTGAGTTTGCGGCCCATCAACAGCTTGGTCTGCCAGATACTGATCGCCTGCTGCGCCGCCGACATCAGCTGCGCTTTCTCGTTATCCGCCATCTGGCGGTATTGCTCAGCGGTTGGCAGCGGCATGTCAGCCCACTGCGGCAGGCCGTTTTTATCTGCGGCCCTGATTTTTCCCTCTGCCGGTTTTTGCAGTGCAAACGTCTGATAGCTTGCGTAATCCACCGGCTTGAGGTCATCAGGCCAGTAATTGCCTGCAATGTAGCTTTCGCGCAGTGACTCAAAAAAGAACGTGTTTTCTGATGCGCTGTAATAAATGCCTTCGTTCATGTCACACCCCAATCCCGATACAGAAAAATGGCTTTGATACCGTTGCGCCGGTACTCTCGCGCAGCGTGACCTGGAAATCCCTGTCACTCAGACGCTTGACGCCTGCCACGGCAGACGCGGGGGCATCACCGGCAATGTTGACGCTGACGCAGCCGTGACAGCGAACCGGCCAGCCCAGCGGCCAGTTAACCGTCCCCCATCCGTTGCCGTCGGTATTGCCCCAGAACCACTGAATGATTGTGCCGTTTGGAAAGCGCACCCAGCCTGAATCGTTCATCACCTGCGAAAAGTCGCTGCCCTTTGTGTAACCGGACAGCTCCCAGCCGTTCTGCAGAAACAGGCGCCGCTGTTCGGCGTTAAACGTCAGCGCATTAACGCGCCGGTCGGCTATGGAACCTGATGGAGACAGCGCAAAATCAAAATAGTTTGCGCCGCTGCCAGTTATGCCACAGATGATCGAGGCCATGATCGCGCCACCGAATGAAAAATCAATGCCGGTTCCCGAACCGCTGGCCGTGCGCTTGTTTTTCAGGTGAATGCCGGTGAATGGATTGTCGTAGTCCAGATTCAGATCGCCGGTGAGCGTCCCGCCTTTGAGCGGTAACGCGCCCTGTGCCAGCGCGATAAATTTATCCAGGCTCAGATTTTTCAGCACATCACTGACCAGCCCGGCGTCAGCAATTTCTTTCAGCGCGCTGGCCGTTTTCAGGTACTGCTTGTGCGGGTCGGTGGCTTCGGTGTGACTTTTCAGCCCCGCATCGCTGTATTTCTTAGCTGTCACCAGCTGGTCATCGGCGTACTGTCTGACCTCCAGTTCAGCCTCATCCACATACTGACGTGTCGCCAGCACCACCGACGGGTCGATTTTCAGCGTAATGGCGTCGGTGCTGTTCACAATCAGGATCATGCGCACGGTCTGCGTGCGCCCGCTCCCCTCCTGCAGCGCGGGCTTGTAGGTTTCCGGCGTGTTGCAGACCGCAATCAGCGTGCCGTCAGCGTCAAACAGGCCCATTTCCCTGATCCAGAAACCGCCCTCGGTTTCGGGGATAACCTGCTCGGCAATCACCTGGCTGACGTTAGCCGGATCGACGCTCAGCGTGTTGATGGCCGCGCGGCGCTTCTCGCCAGCAAGCTTTGTCTGGCTGGCGTTGGGTGTCGGCAGCGTGCCGCCCCCGTCGCCCACGGCCATCTGCGTGATGTTCAGTTTTGTGCCGAGCGCGGCGGCGTTGGCAATCTTCGCCGCGCCGAGATTGGTCACTATGGCGTAATATTTCTGGCTCATGGTCTGATTTCCATCATGTCAGTAACGTGAACCGCCGCGCCGCTGTAAAGCCCACGACGCTCTTCCGATCTCGCGCCGCTGTAAAGCCCGCCGCTGACGGAAATGTTTTCGGGGATGTAGGGGTAAACGGTCATGGCGTCGCCGTCGTAGCTGCCCGCCGCAATGCGGGTTTCGCCCGTGACCTGCAGGTTTATCGACATGCCCAGCAGATGACGGCTGCAGGGTTTGGCGTCGCTGATGAGGCGCTCCAGCTCTAAATAGGTTTCCTCGGTGATGCCCTTATCCTGCACGCCGATATCCAGGCGAAACGTGCCGGGCGCTTCGCCGGTTTTCCACCACTCCAGCACGCGGATCAGGAAGCCGAACGGCTCCACCACGCGACGCACGGCGCTGATGGTGCCCTTGTGCTGATGAATGTAAAACGCATCCATCACCACGCGCCGCTTGACGCTTTCCGCCCAGGCCTCGTCCCAGCGGTCAACCGAGAATGACCAGGCGAGATAAGGCAGAAACCACACCGGACAGGCGGCAGGGTTCCACAGGTCGCGCAGCGGGACGTCCAGCCCGCTGATGCCGCTGCACGCCTCGGCCAGCCTGCGCTCAAGCGCCGCTCAAGCGCCGAGGACGCGGGCGGTAACAGGCTCTGGTTCATCATTTGCCTCCGTTATCGCTGGCAACCGTGACCGCCACCGCTGTGCAGTTGCCCGCCTGGGTGCGGTCCAGGATGATGTCCTGCGCCGGTTCGGTGATGTCCACCCAGTCCACGCCCGCCACGCGCAGCACCGCCCCGTAAGACTCGCGGCGCACGCTGCGGCCCAGCTTTTTCTGGTCAGTCAGGTAAGCGGCCATTGCGGCCTGTGCCGCCTCCAGACACGGGGCGGCGGCCACGCCGTCAAACAGGTGCAGCGTGGCTTTTACCTGGTAGTTGAATATCGTTGCGGCCTGCACGGTTACACGGTCAGCCACCGGGCGGACGGTTTCGGCGTTAAGCGCAGAATTCACTGCATTCAGTAAATCGTCCGTTGCCGCCCCGCTGTTTTCCCGGCTCAGTACGGTAATCAGCACTTGCGCCGGGGCCGGACTCGTTGCCGACACGTCGGATACGCGCCCGTCGGCACTTTTGGCGTAAAACTCATACGCCGCCGTCGGCCCGGCCGCGCTCAGCCCCTCAAATGCCCCCGGCACGCGCAGGCGTAAATCATCGTCAGACTCCATGACTGCGGCAACGGGCGGTACGGCGTCAGGATTGGCCGGGGTGATGGTCAGGCGCTTAACGTTGTTGTTGGCCGCCAGCTGGTCCAGATCGGTGCCGAGCGCATAGGCCACCATTACCGCCTGCGCGGCCTCGTTGATACGCTGGCGCAACAGGATTTCACGGTAGACGTTTTCCTGCAGGCACTTGACCAGCGGATCGGATTCCAGCGCCAGCACGCTGCGCATGGCGGCCTGTTCGTCTGCCGGATACAGCGCAATCAGGTTTTCTTTACGTTCGGCCAGCAGCGTTTCAAAGTCCGGCACCTCAATGACTTCCGGCGCGGGAAGCTGCGATAAGTCAATCACTGCCACGGTTTACCCCCGTTGGGATGGTCATTGCGAGCGGCGAGCCGTCGGCACGCTGTGCGTTTATCTCAACGGCCATTGAGCCGTCATAGGCGGTTGTGAAATTCACTGAAATCAGCCGGATGCGAGGCTCCCAGCGGCTCAGGGCGGTGTATGCTGCCGCCATGACCTGCATACGGGTGACGCCGTTCTGCGGCTGGTCGATGAGCGCGGAAAGCATGGAGCCGTATTCGCGGCGCGCCAGGCGGCTGCCCTCCGGGGTTAAAAGAATGTCGCTGACGCTCTGACGAATATGATCGATATCGGTCAGCGCTTTGCCGGTGTCGCGGTTCATGCCGAGATACATCACGCCGGGCCTCCTGATGTGTCAGTGCCGGACTTAACGCCGCCGTGTTTATGGGTATGCACCACAACGCCGTTAGAACTCATCGCCCCGCCGCCCTGCGTCACTGTGCCGTTAACAGCCACTTCGCTGTTGAGGGTCGTCAGGCTGGCATCAACGCCGAAAGCCTCGGTAAACAGCTGAATGCCGTCCGCCGCTTCGATGCGCACGCTTTTGATGTTCTTTATCAGCAGCTGGCCGGTTGCCGGTTCGTACTGAAAAATCCCGCCATCAATAAACTGCGTAGTGCTGCCATTCTCCGAATAATCCGGCGGCGGGAATGTATCGGAATAAATCGCGGGCAGTGCAAAGGCGGTTTCGAGGTTGCCGCCCATACTCAGCAACATGACCTGTTCGCCGACGGTGGGCTGCCACCATGTGTGGGCTGCCACCATGTGCGCGTGTTACCGGCGCGCAGGGTGAGCCAGTTAATCCAGTTGGTTTCAAGGTCGCCCGTTTTCACCCGGCACAGCCAGTTAACCGGATCGACGTCGGACACGGTGCCGGTGCGGATCAGGTTGGTGATGAGGCGCATGATTTCGGTAAGTTTTTCGTTCATGGTGTGAGAGTGTCACTATGGAAGGTGGCAGGCATCTGCCCGCCATTGTCTGGTCAACTGCACAAGGGGAATCAGTCGGCCAGCCAGCGAAACAGAATATCGCTGACCGTGTTTTCGGTTTCCCCGTTTATACCCAACAGCGGGCGCTCAGCGTATTTCACCGTAATGCCTCGCTTGCTCACGCGGTCACGCAGGCCGTAATGGTGAACGCGGGCCAGACGCTGCACGGCAGGCACAAAAGCCACCTCTGCACTGTCGCCGGTAGCCTTTGTCTTGAGGTACTTTGCCGTTTTCAGCTTCGTAAACATCTTGCGCTTGATACGTCCCGGCTTTGTCCTCGCCGATACGCGGCGCGGTTCCCATGCGCTGCCGTCGGGCGCACGCTGTGCCGTCATGTTGCCCTGCTGAATCCGCCGCACGTCGCGCGCTACCTCGCGCAGCATCTTTTTGCGCTCTGCCGGTTCCAGCTTCACCAGCAGCGCATCCAGCCAGGCGTCAACCTCGTGCAGATTATCCACGGCTCACCGTCCAGGCTTCGTCCGTTTCAAAAGGGTTACCCGGCTCCGGCACGGCTCTGACCTCTGTCACGCCGTTGACTTCCTCGGCGATAACCCGTTCTGTGAGTTTCAGATTAATGCTGATGTCGCAGGCACCGTTACCGAGAATGTCCACCTCAAACGTGCAAAGCTGTTCGCGCTCATTGGGATTCTGCAGCGCGTCAGGCTGGTTGGTGCGCAGCCAGTACATCACCGCCGCCATCAGCAGGTTTTGGTCGCCGGTGAAGTCCGTAATCACCACATTCAGCGTGTAGCGGTATTCCCACGACAGCGAGGCGGCAGCAGTCCCGACTGATGCCCCTTTGTCCACAAACAGGTGAAACCGGTCAGGGTTTTGCTGCAGGTAAGGGATGGCGCTGTTAAGGGCTTCGCGTAAGGACTGCGGCTTGTTCATCGTCTTTTTCCTGGCAGGTTACTATGGTGTCCACCTTGTCGGCGCAGGCCGCCCAGGCGGTTTCTGTTTCATCCAGCAGGGCCAGCAGATCGCCGTTAGTGCGCGCCGCCGACGGCCCCAGCTGGCAGCGGGTTATTTTGGGACAGCCACTGACGGTAAGATTCACCTCCGGTGATGGCCGGTCGCTGGCGCAGCCGGACAGCAGCATCAGGCAGAGGGGCATCACTCCAGCGGCGAAGGGCGTCATTTTCACGTTTCAGATCCTCAATCTGGCGCTGCCGCTGGCGCAGCAGTGCGTTGTTTTTCTCAGCCGCCGCATACAGCTGCGTCTGTGCATGGTTGCTGCTCTGCGCCATGATGTTGACCGCCATCAGCTGGCTGTTTTTCTGGCTCAGCTTTTTATCTTTAGCGGCCAGCTCTGCCGCCTGCGTGCCGATAGTCCTGTTTGCGCTATGCAGCTGCCACGAAAGCAGCCCGGCAGTCACCAGCAGCACGACAAAGCAGGTCACCACAACGGCGCGCATCATGCTGCCGCCCCTTTCAGGCACCAGCTCAGCTCGCGCCCGCGCCGGTTATCCAGCCCCTGATTAAATACACCTTTCACGTACACCCATCGCGGCAGCTGATAACAGGCATCGCGCCACCGACTGACCTTAATGAGTTTCACCATCGTTGATGCGCAAACGTTGCCGGTGCCGACGTTAAACGCCAGCGACACCAGCGCGTCATAAACCTGCTGCGGCATGGAAACCGCCACGCAGCGCGCCAGTGCCGCCTCAACACGTAACACGTTGGTGATAAACGTCCCGGCGGCCTGCCGCTCGGTGATACTTTTGCCGGGCACAACGCCCTGTGTGTTGCCGATCCCATCCGTCCACACGCCCGCATCGCACAGGTACGGTTTAAGGCGGCAGCCCTCGTAATCGGCAATCAGTTTCAGCCCCTCAACCGAGGTATGCAGTTGCTGAAAGCCCGGCAGTGTGGCGGCGATAGCCAGCACCGCGCCGACGGCGCAGCGTTTAACGGTTTGCAGATTCATACTCCTCCCGTGTGATGCGCCCGCTTGCCAGTAACTGGTAGGTTTTGTGCTTGTAGTACCAGCTGATTAGCGCCATGCCGATGCCGATAATCAGCCCGGCCCACGTTGAAACGTCCTTAACCGATAAGTCGCCCAGCCAGGCCATAAAAACGGCCATCGACCAGGTAATAAACGTGCTGATTCTTTCCCACATGATTCAGTCCCATAGCTGCACGGTCTGCGCCGTGGCTGCGGGCGCAACGTCCGGCAGCTCGACCTCTAAACCGTGGGGTAAGGTGGGGCCGTGTTCCGCCAGCCCCGGATTGGCCTGTAGCACCAGCTCAGACAGCCCCTGCGTGCGCCCGTAGTGACGCCAGCACAGTGCGTCCACCGTGTCATACTGCTGCGCACGCACTTTCATCAGATAAGCTCGACGGTAATATGCGGCAGATCCTGCACGCGGCTGATGGCCCAGCGCGCATCGCGCCATAAATCGCCGCTGGCATCGTCCAGCGTCTCGCCGCGCTTCGCGCCGGATGCGGTGGCGTCAAAGTCGCTGTATCGTTCGTTAAGTACCGCACGCGTCCAGCACCACACGGCGTTTTCATAGTGGTGCAGGCGCACGCTCTTTCCGGCCAGCTGCTCAGCCGGTACGTCACCCAGCCCGTTGTAACCGGCCACCTCCTGCCGTTCCCGCCACGGGTAAAGCTCGGCGTTTACCTCTGACATGGCGGTCAGCACCACCTGTTTGAGCCGCTCCGGCGTCACGGTGCCGTCAACGCGCATCGCGCTGCGAAACTTAGCCAAATCCAGATCCGGCCAGAATGAATTGTTGGGGATAATGACCGGCGCAACCGGTGACTGCTCTGGCGCTGTAAACTGCATCCTTACTACTCCTGAATAGGTGGGCGGTGGACGGGGTTTTGATGCGGCGCTGCCTGTCGCCACCCCGTGCCGCCCCGCGCGTGGGCACGTTCGGTTATCAGCTGTCTTTGCGGAGTTTCCGCTCAAGCTGCTCAATGTCTTTTTTCACCCCGCATCTTTCGTCCAGCTGCAGGGCGTGCTTAAGGTGATTCAGTGCGGATAGTGGGCTGCTTTCGGTCTGCACCCAGCCAATGGACTTGTGCAGGCGCGCACGCGACTGATCCGGCATATCTTCCCCGTCCACCGCGTCCAGCGTCTGCAGCAGCAGGTAAGCATCAAACGGATTTCCGGCCAGCATGGCGGCCTTTGCGGCGTCGGCCATTTCCTCAGTAAGCACCGTCGCCGTATTGCGCTTGCCGACCGGCATCACCCAGCCGTGTTTAAGCGCATGGCGGCCAATGGTCAGCGCACCGGCATAATCACCGGCATCGATACGCCACAGCATGACGTACATGATCACGTCGTCCTGCTGCGCCCCGTCGGCGCTCAGCACGCCCTCTACCCAGGCGGAATATTTCGGCAGCACCTCAACCTTTATTTGCGCCTTGGTGACAGTAGACTGAATGCCCTTGAGGCGGCGGCGGTCTTCGTTAAGCTGCAGCAGCATCAGGTCATAGCCTTTCGCATGGCGGCCATTGCCGCCCGTGCGGGCGGCCTCCTGTCCCTGAATGAAGCGCGTGTGTGCGCGGAAAGGATTGGTCACGGGTTACGCTCCTGCGCTGCCGGTGCCGATGTCGCTGCCGGTGCCAGTGCCAGTGCCGCTGCCGGTGCCAGATTCAGCCTGCGCCTGCGTCGTGCCTGATTCACTCATGGCCTTGACCACGCTTGCCGCAACGGAGGCAATACGCGCGATTTCGGCATCGCTCATCTGGCCCGCTTCCGGCTCTGGCTCCTGCTCCAGCATTTCGATGTTTTCAATCAGGCAGGTGCAGTCATAGTCCTCGACCACATACGCCTCGTTGACCGATTCAAGGTTTTCAACACGATCCCGTTTCGGGTTGTCGATGATGGAGCGGCGGCGCGTGTCGTCCTGGACATAAATCGACAGGTTATCAAGGCGCGTAATCAGCATCGCGTCTGCCGGGAAGAACGGCGCACGCACCGCAGGCAGGCCGCCGATGCGCTTCTGGCTGATAATCAAATCAGCGGCCAGCGCTTCGGTGTTGGGCTGGTCTTTGTTGACGATCGGGAAATACTTGTCGGCCAGCAGCTGGCGACCACAGATCACTACCAGCTCGGTGTCATCCTGATACTGCACGGCGATTTTTTCCGTTACGGCACCCATTACCACGGCATCCAGATTGCGGAAAAGCCCCGTTTTACCAATGGTGATTTTATCGGCGATAACTTTTCCGTTGCTGTCGATATGCTGGCCGACCACCTGCGACGGTTTCTCCTGGCGGATTTTTTCCAGCCAGCCGATGTTCACGTCCTGCAGCAACGGGTTCTGTGTGCGGTTAGAGGTTTTCTCACGCTTGAGGCCGTTAAAACCGATCATGATGCGGTCAAGCGCCTGGCGTTTAACAATCATGTCGCGGATGCGTACCTGAAAGTCGGTGAACTTCGCCCACATGTCCAGCTTCGCGTAGGGCAGCGCCGTGTCAAAGTTGGTCTGCGTGCACTTATAACCTTCGCCGTCGATGTAGGTAGGATCGGTAGGCTCACGCTCTTTCTGCGTCGTGTCGGTTGTACCGGCAATCGTGCCGCCGATACCCAGTCCCAGACGTTCGCCGCTCTGCTCTGGCACCGGCACAATGTTGATGCGCGTCAGAAAGTCAGATGACTCCTGAATTTTGGTTTCCAGCTTTTGCGCGACGGATGGCTCAACGGTAAATTTGCTGTTGAGGGCCGACAGGTTGATGTTGTTGATTTCTGCCAGTACCGACATGTAGGCGTTTAACTTAAAGCGGGTGTTGTTTTTCATCGTTTCGTGTTCTCTGTTCGTTAAGAGTGTTGGCCGCGCCTGCATCAGCAGTCGGTGCGCACGTCCTGGCTGTTGCTGTTGCCGTTACCGGGCGTGCGCGGGCGGAAGTCCTGGCGCCCGTCTTCACGGCTCAGCTGTGCCTGCAGCTGGCTGAAATCCGCCTGCAGCTGCTCACGGGCTGCAGCTTCTGCGCTCAGCTGCGCCTGCAGGCTGCTGGCCTGCTCACCCAGGGCGGTTTCGATGCGCTGGCTGAATGCCTGCTGCTCGGTGGCGACCAGCTCGACGGCCCTGTGAACGTCGCTGAAACGCGCGTCATCAGATTTCTGTTTGTTGCTGAAAAGCGCGGATACGCGGCTGAAAAGAGACGGTTTTTCGTCGGCCACGTCCTCAAACTCGATCTCGGTTTCGGTGGCGGCGGTAAACAGGTTGTCAGCGGTAAACAGGTTGTCAGGATGCTGCTTGCGGTTTGCCAGCGGGTTTGCGCCTGCGCTGGCGCTGAACTGCAGCATTTCGGTGCCGAGGCTGGCAGGATCGTCGGTCACGGCAAGGCCAATCAGATACGCCTCGCCGGTGTCGGCAAACTCCGGGCGAATCTCCATTGAGGTGAAAAGCTTCTGCATGTTGCCGGTCATCGTGACCAGCTCATCCGTCGGGTTAATCACCGCGTACAGGCCCAGCTTGCCTTTCAGCAGGCCGTCGCTGATTTCCTCGGTGTCCAGCGCATCGACCACACCGAAACGGCGAAACGCGCTGTCAGGCGTGTAACCCTTGATGTGCTCCATGTTGATCACGGCGGTGTAAACAGCCGGATCGTAATTGGCCGCCATCTGTTCCAGCCAGCTGCGCTCGATGGTGCGCCCGTCCGTGGTGGCACCTTCCACCCCGATGCGGAAACGCTTTGCTTTCTTTGCCATTGTTCAGGCTCCGGTTAGATAAAAACTCTGTGAGTCCCTATGTTTGCGGCGACGGGGGCACTGAAACAACGCGGCGACGTTGTACCGTAATTCACACAATCACGGGCGGCGGAAAAGGAAACGGGCGGGCCGTATTTTGGGGCCATGACAACGACAATCGCCCCCGCAGACCTCGATCCCCGCAGACAGGCTTTACTGCTGTACTTTCAGGGATACCGTATCGCCCGCATTGCTGAAATGCTGGGAGAGAAACCCGCAACCGTTCACAGCTGGAAGAAGCGCGACAGGTGGGGCGACTATGGCCCGCTTGACCAGATGCAGCTCACCACCGCCGCGCGCTACTGTCAGCTGGTCATGAAAGAGGTGAAGGAAGGAAAGGACTACAAAGAAATCGACCTGCTGGCCCGGCAGTCAGAGCGCCATGCGCGCATCGGGAAATTTAACAACGGCGGCAATGAGGCGGATTTAAACCCCAATGTCGAAAACCGCAACAGAGGCACGCGCAAACCGCCTGAAAAAAACGTATTCAGCGACGCGCAGATCGAAAAGCTGCAGGACATCTTTCACAGCACGATGTTCGGCTACCAGCGCCAGTGGTGGGAAGCGGGCAATAAATACGCCGTCCGCAACCTGCTGAAATCGCGCCAGATTGGGGCGACGTTCTTTTTTGCCCGCGAGGCGCTGCTGGATGCGCTTACCACCGGACGCAACCAGATTTTTCTCTCGGCCAGTAAGGCGCAGGCGCACGTATTCAAGCAGTACATCGTGGAGTTTGCCCGCGAGGCCGACGTAGACCTGAAAGGCGACCCGATGACGCTGGCTAACGGTGCGTGCCTGTACTTCCTCGGCACCAACGCCCGTACCGCGCAGAGTTATCACGGCAACCTGTACCTGGACGAATATTTCTGGATACCGAAATTTCAGGAACTGCAGAAAGTCGCTTCGGGCATGGCGCTGCACAAGAAATGGCGCGAAACCTACTTTTCCACGCCGTCCAGCCTCACGCACAGCGCTTACCCCTTCTGGTCTGGCGCGCAGTTCAACAAGGGCCGCGCTAAAGCCGACCGCGTTGATATTGACTTAAGTCAATATCGATATTGACTTAAGTCACGCATCACTTGCCGCTGGCCGCCTGTGTGCCGACGGCCAGTTCCGCCAGATTGTCACCGTAGAGGATGCCGTGCGCGGCGGCTGTGACCTGTTCGACCTGGAGCAGCTGCGCACACGCTACAGCCCCGAAGACTATCAAAACCTGCTGATGTGCGTGTTTATGGATGACCTCGCCTCGGTGTTCCAGCTTGCCATGCTGCAGAAATGCATGGTTGACAGTTGGGAAGTGTGGGACGACTTCGAAGCGCTGGCGCTGCGCCCGTTCGGCTGGAAGGAGGTGTGGATTGTGGATTGGGTACGATCCGGCAAAAGGCACGCAGAACGGCGACAGCGCGGGCTGTGTGGTGATTGCCCCGCCTGCCGTGCCGGGCGGTAAGTTCCGTATCCTTGAGCGTCATCAGTGGCGCGGGATGGATTTCCGCGCGCAGGCCGACGCCATTAAAACCCTTACGCAGCAGTACAACGTGACCTACATCGGCATCGACTCGACCGGCGTCGGCCTTGGCGTCTATGAGAACGTGAAAGCCTTTTTCCCGCAGGTGAAAGAGTTTGTCTATAACCCGACGGTGAAAAATGCTCTGGTACTTAAAGCCTACGACACCATCAGCAGCGGGCGAATGGAGTTTGACGCCAGCCACCTGGACATCGCGCAGTCGTTTATGTCCATCCGTAAGGCCACCACGGCCAGCGGCAACCGTCCGACCTATGAAACCAGTCGCAGTGAGGAAGTCAGCCACGGCGATTTAGCCTGGGCGACCATGCACTTTAGCCTGGGCGACCATGCACGCGCTGGCAAACGAGCCGCTGCAGGGACAGGCGGCACACACGCAGAACATTGTGGAGATGTATTAATGCAACCTACACCGTTAACTTTATCCTCTGATGCCTGTTTTTACAGTGGCGCAAAGCCTTTTGAATATCAGCTTTCATGGAATGCTGAGGCGCAGGGCAGTTGCCGCGTTCTCACAAAAATCCGCCAGGCTGGCGCAGACTGGTTTTTTTCGCTTGAGGCGCTGGCTGATGCGATTACAAGTGGTCGCAACCAGATTTTTATTGGTTGCAGCAAAGGCGCGTCTTTAAACAATAAAAATTTTATTACCGGCTTTATGAACTCCGCCGGTTCAACGCTTAAAAAAAATATTTCCCTCGTTGCACCTCGTTATATTGAACTGACTAACGGGGCAACCCTGTGGTTTATTGATCCCGAAAGCTATGCTGCAGGCATTAGCGGCAACGTCTACGTCTCTGAATATGCCTGGGCCGACGATCCTGTGTGTCTGGTCAAATTTGCAGAAAGCCTTTCGATGCATAAACGCCATCATGCCACGTTTTTCACCACAGCCAGCCCCAGCGTCCCCGCATACAACAGTTTCAAATTGCTTATATCCCGCGCTGAAACGCAGCAAATTAAGCTTACTGTGGATGACCCACGCCTGGCTGAATCCCCGTTAATTACCGAAAACTGGATTAACTACATGAAATCAAATTGTTCTTCTGATGACTGGAGAATGCTTTTTATGTGCGAATGGCCGCAGGCGAAAAAGGAGCAGACAGCATGAGTAAGCGCAGGAACCGCACGCGCACGCAACCCGTGACCCAGCCAGAACAAATGACCAGCTCAGCCGCCTCCGAGGCTTTTACCTTTTGGCGACCCGATCCCGGTACTCGACCGGCGCGAACTGCTGGACTACGTAGAGTGCGTCATCAATGACCGCTGGTATGAACCACCCGTAAGCGTTGACGGGCTGGCGCGCACGTTCCGCGCCGCCGTGCATCACAGCTCACCCATCAGCGTGAAGTGTAACATTCTGGCGAGTACCTTTATACCGCACCCGCTTTTGAGCCAGCAGGCTTTTACCCGTTTCGCGATGGATTACCTGGTTTTTGCCAACGCGTACCTGGAGAAACGCACCAGCCGCCTAGGCAGCACGCTGAAACTGGAGCCTTCGCTTGCCAAATACACGCGACGCGGGCTTGACCTGGACACTTACTGGTATGCGCACTACGGCCTTAACTCGGAGCCGTATGAATTTACAAAGGGTAGCGTGTTTCACCTGATGGAGCCGGACATCAATCAGGAAATCTACGGCGTGCCGGGCTACCTGTCAGCTATCCCGTCCGCGCTGCTGAATGAGTCGGCTACCCTGTTCCGCCGCAAGTATTATATTAACGGCAGTCATGCGGGCTTTATCATGTACATGACCGACCCGGCGCAGAGCCAGCAGGACGTTGACAACATCCGCAGCGCCATGAAAAGCGCAAAAGGCCCTGGTAACTTCCGCAACCTGTTTATGTACAGCCCGAACGGGAAGAAAGACGGGATTCAGATCATCCCGCTGTCAGAGGTGGCGGCCAAAGATGAGTTTTTGAACATCAAAAACGTGAGCCGCGATGACATGCTGGCCGTGCATCGTGTGCCGCCGCAACTAATGGGAATCATACCCAACAATACCGGCGGGTTCGGGGATATTGAGAAGGCCAGCCGCGTGTTTGTGCGTAACGAACTCATCCCGTTACAGGCACGAATGAAAGAATTAAATGACTGGCTCGGCCAGGAGGTTATCAGGTTTGTGCCTTACAACCTCGTTCTGGAAGATGGCAACTGATATACGTTAAAGACAAAGCGCCTACGGGCGCTTTTTTTATTTATCCACCCATTGTCCGGCGCGCGCTGAATCAATCAGCAGCTGAATAGTCAGCGGCTTTTCCGCTTTGCCGTTATCTGCCGGAAAATAACGCCCGAAATTTATTTCACCTGGATTGATTGAAAACTTATCAGCAAACTCTTGAATTAAATCATAAGCGTCTATCGGATCCATTTTAAAATCTTCGTTAAGGTCAGTGTCGTGCTTTAACTGATACCGCTTAAAGGTGAATATGCTCGGTGCGTTGTAAGTCTCAACGAGATCAAACACGGCTTTTTCTGTTTCGTCCCTTACCATAACCTGTCCTCTTTACTGACAATTCGGTTATATCTTACTGTTGCCTCGTAGCTTATCTGCGCCACATCAGCGGCCAGAACTACCCAGCCTAAAACGGGTATTGCTCGGCCCGTAAAAGTTGCCAGTTTGTGAGTCATCAACATCTTAATTCTTAACGGGTTGCCGGGTATTGGCGAATGAATGAACGTTGGCAGTCTGAAAGGCAGATGAATATTTTTGAGTAACCGTCGTGAATATTGAGACGCATAGCTTGTGCCTGGCGTTGCGTCACCTGGTTTACCTCTGACTGCAATCTGGTTACTACCTGCATAAACCGCAGCTCCGGCTATAACATCCTTTGCTCCCGTAAAATGCTCAGCTGTTACATCAACCATAATCCAGAAAAAAAGCTCACCGGCAGACAGGTTCGAAAGTCCGCCATAAAAATACGTTCCGTTAAGTTGTTCGGTTGTATCCATACCCACACCCAGCAGTCACCAACATGATTAAACTTTAACCGCAACGGCTTTAAATTTCCAGCACCCTGCCATTGCGCCTGTAACGCATCATGTCGCACCTGTGCTCTCACCCGTCGCAGGGGGTCAGCTGAAACCCCATCTCGCAGCGGCGGGGCGGAAATCGGGCCGAATGGTGATGACCTAAACGTCGTGGCGCGCGCTCGTAGCCCCGCCACGCCTGCGCGCTTTATGTTGTGGTTTTCATGCACCTGCATGACCTACGAAAAAGCCCGCCAGTATTGGCGGGCCGGAGGTCAAACGATCCTTTTGGGATCATGCGGATTCATGCAGCATAGTCATGCATCCCCAAAAATGACTCTTCAAAATTCAAATTTAATGTACACATGCTTCCATAAAGCAATTCAAAAAATTATCAGTAATTCCTTGAGGTTTCCTGCGCTCACATAATGAGTACAATTCTTCTACAGCAGAATATGGGAAGAACTGAGTATTCATTTCTTTAAACTGCTCCCGATTGGCTTCTTTGATTACTTTATCTCGATCCTCATCAGGGGCTACTATTGTCCATCTGACGTTTTGAAGAGCAGGTCCTAGATCAAAAAAACCTTTCATTCTTGTTAAACCACTAGTTACACCTGTAGTGTGTTCAACTTCCATCACTGCAGGCATCAGTCTCCCGTTTCTAAACCAAATGCAGTCTATCAGCCTTGCTGCTTTAGCTGCTTCGGGATAAGCGCTAAGAACTTTTTCTTCGGACAATTTGTCAATTACCCCATTCATTTGGTCTAAGCGCTGACCTGCATATTGGATTCCCCTATCATTTGCTGCAACCCATGTTCTAAATCCTAGGTGATGACCTATTTTAACTAAAAGCACTTGTATTTGAGCGTGTCTTCTTTTTTGCTCTACAGTCATATCCTCTGGAAGGATATAATCATGTAATTCAAGGCCTTGATAGACTACATCTAGATTGAACTCGGAAATCTCCATGTTAACTTTGGTAAATTCGGAGACACCAAACTGATGAGGTTGATCAGGAAGATAAATCAGATGCTTGTGCCCTTCTTTAACAGCTTTATTAGTATTTATTAATTCAATGCGACCCGGTTTACACCAATAAAACTGAGATGTGTGTGCTAATAATGACTCTAATACAGATCTGGTATTGTAACTTCCGCCAAATACCCTATCAACGTTTATAGGTTTATCCGCAATAATAGCATTAGCAAGCCTCCAAATCATCTGAGATGAAATGGTTTCAACTTTTTTACCTGCCAAGGTTTCTTTCTTGGCAGGATTGTATCTTTTAAACTCAATAGGCCCTTCAGGCTCACAAACATTGAGAATAACTATCCTTCCAGAGTTTTTCTCATTGATATATTGATACTCAACATTGCGCGGTAGCCTGCCTATCTCCCGAACCAGATTTTGCGCAGTTATTCTCATCTTTTACCCCTAGATGATTTAAAATTGATTTAGCAATCCCCAAAGCTGCGATATATGGAACACCATTACCTACTGTTTTAAACATGTTAGATAAACTCATATCCGCTGGCAATTCAAAACCTTTAGGCAAAGATTGTATTGCTAATGCTTCAGCAACCGTAATTCTGCGAGGTTTAGTTGGATGCAAATGCACCTCATTATTACCGTAAGCCGCAGTGGGAGAATACCTCCAGCGATGCAATCTTTTATAAGATTTTCTGCTATCGTCACCTTCGTCAACAGTCAAAAATCGAGCCAAACCCGCCCTAGCTTTAAAACAATGCTTACCATTAGGATGATTATCAACGTCATTACGTTCAAACCAGTAAGATATAGTTAATTCATATGGTATATCTTTTGGTTTTGTAGATTCATTATTCTCAACAAATGAATCCCTTGAGGGCCAAGGATATTCAAAAGCAGAGCGCTCTGGAAATTTCCTTTCACTCCAAATGAATTTTTCCGGAAGTGCATCATCCCTAAAGCCTAATAATATTATCCTATCTCTATCTTGTGCAGCACCATACTCTATTGAATTTACTAACTTTTCGTGCAAGTGATAACCATTTTTTACAAGATCACTTTTCAGTATCTCGAAGAATTCTCTATGTTTTTTTGTGCGATATAAACCTTTCACATTTTCAAAAAGAAAAAAATCTGGTTTCATTAGACAAATTAAGTCGACGTAAGAACGGGACAGTTTTCCATTCTCTCCATCCTGCCCTTTATTTTTGCCTCCTACAGAAAAGTCTGGACATGGTGGTCCGCCAATAAATCCCACAATTTGACCATCTTTCTGCAGTGTTCTGCAATTATCACTAAGAGATTTTAGATCTACTTTTTCGATACTGCATTCATCATAACCAAACCTTGGCTCGGCATGTCCTAGCACTTTACGAGAATGCTTATACGCATCCATGAATGGTGAGTGATATTCGTTAACATACACAATATCGAAACCAGAGTTTTCGAATCCAAGATCTAAGAATCCCGAACCTGAAAAAAACGAAAAAATTGCTGGTTTTACAGTCATTTAACACCCACAAAATCAAGAAATTACTTTATTCATAAGGACTTCACATTCAGCCAAAGGTAACAAAATGAGATTTAGCTTTCATATGAATCCAACTTTGGAAGCACTATATACAAAAAGGTGAGCAACAATCAAAAAAAGTGTCCAAATAAGTTTAACTTACACCGAACTAAAATCGACGCACTTAAAATCATAACCAATTGTTTATAAAGGTTTTACTCATTTTAAAAGTTAGTGCTGCCAACTTTTCATTTTCCCACACGGCCTGCAATATCTTCATTACGCTTTTTTATCTTCATCTAGCTTTAAGCCTGACAGCTCGACGCCATTCGCATTGCCTTTGCGGATTCGGATAGCCATTTTTGGATACTGATTCTGCAAATTTTTTATGATTTCTGACTCAAGCGTTTCCTGGCTAACTTTTGCTGCTTGTAGTTCATTATTTCGATATGAATCCTCTATCCCCTTTCTTACTCTGAAACTTCAATCGAACGGGCGTATTCGTGACTCCTGACCTTTTTCATCAGTTCGTCGGTCAGCTCAGAGACCCACTGGATCGCCAGACTCTTTTCATCTTCACTGCAATCACTCGATGCAACCAATTTAAGAAACAAATCAATACGTTGCAATTTCAAAGACTCAAAAAAATAATCCTGCATAACATTTACCCCCTTCAAACAACTGTACATAAACACAGTATATTAGGGAAATCCGAAAGTGAAATGTTTTTTTACTTTCAGCCTTACTTTTTGTGCGCTTCGCTTTTCGCTTTACCCAAGCTGGCCGCCTTAGCCCTTTCAGCAAGCCTGTTGAAACGGCCAAGTATTTCGTCTTTGCGTGAAGTGTCATCTTTGTTCCTGAATGGCCGCACTAAGTCGCCGTAGCAGGTGCTGCGGAAAATTTTCCCTGCGATTTCTGTCTGTGTGCCACCTATCAGGCGCACGGCCAGACCACGGCTGATGGTTTCGCCGCTTAAATCTCTGACCTGCCCGATCACGTTGTCACACGCCGTTTCTATTTTGTCTGGACGCCGCAGCGCTAAGTGTTTTTTATCCGGCTTTTCTGCCCTCAGTCGGGCCAGCATTCGCCGCCGTTCTTTACGGCTCATCCTTTTAAGGTCGATTTCTTCCACACTTTCCGGCGGGTTTGAATCCTCAGATCTCAAACGCCCCGTACAGTTATTGACAGAACTCCGAGAGGGCGCGGGCGCGCCCTGAAGGTCAAAACCAAAATCAGCGGCACGTTTCGGAACGATCTTCCACTGTGCCAGACGGGTTAAAATCGGAGTATCTGCGCCAACCTCAGTTGCGTAAACACCCTTGATACGCACGGTTTCCTCACCGTATTCATTCAGCTCATCGCCCGACTGATACCATGTGCGCACGGCCAGCTCATCACGACGCACGAACGGGCCGCCCTGCGCGCTAACATATGCCGCCCAGTCTCCCTCGTCGGCCGCGTCATGCGCAGCGGCAAACTCCACGCTGAGGCCGTGGGCGGTGTCGGTGTCATCCATGCGGCGCAGCTCGCGGTAAACCGTGACCGGCGCACCGCCTACAAACTGAAACTGTCGGATATGCCAGCGTGCCGCCCAGGCAGAAACGGCGGGGGCGGTTTCTTTCAGCTCTTTGCCGCTTTCGTCGTCCAGCTCGCCATCCAGCGCGTAGCCGTCGATATTCTTAGAGATATATTTGGCCACGTACCCCGTAGCGCTGCCTTTTTCCGGATCGATGGCCTCGGCATGAAAGCGCGCTTTACGGGCTTTATCCGTGGTCAGCTCGTTGCTGTCCTGCTGAAAGGCGTAGTCACGGATTGTCTGGCGAACCTGATCCGCATCTTCGGGACGCATAAACATCAGCATGTGCCAGTGTGGCGTTGCGTCGTGGTGGGGTTCGGCAACGCGAATGCCAAAAATTCGAATGTCATCACGGTGCAGCTTTGCCCGGATGCGCTGCCAGACACTGCAGAGGTAACGCTGCGTGTCTGCGGGGCTGGCACCATTCCATTTTCGGTTACGATGGCCGGTTTTGATTGTGGCGTGATAGCGTGACGGCGCGGTCAGCGTGTAAAACTCCCCGACATAGCCCAGCTCATTGCAGATATTTTCAAAGCCGCGAATGCGGGTCATCAGCTCACAGCGACGGATTGCCGGATTAGCCACGCTGCCGTCGTATTTCTCAATCAGGCTGATGCGGTTGCCTTCCTCGTCTTCCAGTTCCATGCCCTTTAAAAACTCACGGGTGCGGCGTTTCTGTTCCCGCCATTCTGAAACCGTCATTCTGCTGGCGTAGGGCGTGTGCTTTTTGCTGACGTTAGCCAGGGCAATCTGCAGGTGTTCCCGCCATGACGCAGCCACGCGGCGCAGTCTCCCCGTCCACCATTTTTCAGTCTGCATACGCAGCACGGCGGGCGTAACTTCTTCTGGATCAAAGAAACGGGACGTCACCTTATCCCATAGTGGCGGCGTCTGATTAAATTCACGGGTGATGGCCGCCGCTGTCATGTAGACGCGGTGCGTGTATTTATACTCTGACTCATCAGCTGCCTGCGCGTGTGCCTGTACAAGCTCGGCCAGAATGAAACTGGCAATATCACCGGCCAGCAAATCCACATCGGCACGCGACATATCAGCCAGGCGGTTAAAACGCTTCATCAGCTCCCAAAGCTGTCCACCGGCACGCGCTGCGCCAGTCTCTTTCGGGGCGTTCTGTGTCAGCAGGTTAAAAGTGCTGGCACCCATAGTCTTAACCCGGTACTGCTCGTTAACGCATTCAACACGCGGCAATGTGCGCTCGACGAAAGTTTTCGTTAAATACGCATTGGCGCGGGCAATGCCCTGTGATTTTTCCAGCTCGTTCATGCGACGTTTGACGTCGATTTGAATCAGCGTCGGCTGCTGTTCAAGCAGCTCCTGCGCACGCACTAAAGCCGCAATCATCTGACTGCGGCTGTGCATTTCCTCATAGGTGGGATAAGGGCTGGCGATGGCTTCCCGTGGCGCATTCCACGGGTAAGCGTACTGCTCAATCATGTAGCTGCCTCTTTTGCAGCCATATCAACCCCAAACCAGACAGCTGCAGGACGACGAACGGCAATGATTTCTGCCGCGCTTTTGCTGTCACCTGCAGCCACACCAACCGCGCGGGCAGCCCTGACGCTGGTCAGCTCGTAGGCATCAAAAAGCGTGCGCGTGAAGTCGGTATCGCTGTTTGAAGCGATCACCGGGCAGCGTTCTGACACGCTGGTTAACATGCTGGCTAAGTCCTGCTGCGCGGCCTTATCAAATCCGCCTGCGTGGTAGTCGCTAAACGTGCCGTCATATGGCGGATCGCAATAAAATATGGCGGATCGCAATAAACGACGTCGCCGGTCTGAATCATGCTCAGCGTCTCGCGAAAATCCGCACAGACAAACGTTGCACGGTGGGCTTTAGCTGCGAAAGTTTCGATTTCTTCAAGGGGGAAATAGGGTTCAGAATAGTTTCCGTAGGGGATATTAAATTCACTTTTGCGGTTGTAACGGCAAAGCCCACGGTAGCCGTGGCGGTTCAGGTAAAAGAAATGTGCGGCGCGCTCAAGCAGAGTTAAAGCCGGGTCATGATTAAACGCTTCGCGGATGCGGTAATAATCCTCTGCCCTTTTGTTTTGGGTAAACAGGCTCATCGCCACTACGATAAATGGGCGCGTGTGTTCTTTAATCTGGCGGTAAAGATTAATCAGGTCGGGATTAACGTCAGCCACTAAATAAGCCGGGTAATCCGTTGCCATCATCACCGCGCAGGAACCGGCGAACGGCTCAACGAGGCGCTGCCCCTGCGGCAGATGATTAAGCAGCTCAGGCATGAGGCGGGTCTTGTTGCCCGCCCATTTGAGTATCGTACTCATACAGCACCGCCTTTGTAATGAGCGCTTTTCAGCTCAATGATTTCCTGGCAGGCGACGCAGTGTGTAACGCCCTGCACGGCACGGCGACGAGCCGCCGGTATTACTTCATCGCAGGCCTCGCAAAAGAACTCACCAGCCCCGACGGGCTGGCGACGTGCGTTAGCGAGATTGCGCTGCAGTTCTTCCTCAACGCGTGCCTGAACTAAATCCATTGAATCCGCCATTAGTGCAACTCCCGCGCCTGATGCTCAAAACGTTCTGCCTCTTTATCCAGCAGCTCAATGATTTCCGGCGCGGTCATTTCGTGCTTGCGGGCATGGATGACCAGCGCCGCAATGCGGATTGATACGGCCAGTGCATCATCGCTGCGCTGTTCTGTTTTAGCCTTACTCAGCAGTGCATTAAGCGTGTCTGCGTCGGCTTCAAAATTGCGGGTTTCGGTATTTCTCATGTTTCTAATCTCCAGATTCAGGGCAAAAGAATGCCCGGCGGGTTTACGCCATTAATTTTTTGAGTCTTATTTACTCAGGTAAAAAACAGTCTGCGGTAGAAAACTGTCGGGGCAGAATCTTTCCCCAGCGCGCCATTTTATTCATCGCCATGATGATTAATTCGCGGCGGTATTCGTCGAAGTATTCAAACGGCTTTCCGATTTCCTCCTGTGAAAAGGTTTTAGGATTTTCGCGGTTAGCCAGGGTTAACACGCAAAATTTAAACTCGTCATTCTGGCGGTTGAAATAACGCAGTGATGGATTAGCGTTATTGTCACGCTGCTGCCGCCAGCTTTTCCGAAACTCATCAAACGACATTTTGTTAACAGCATCAGCACGATTGCCCGTTGAATGAGTTTTGGCAAAAGATGCCGGGCCTTGCTGTGCGGTTGTGTTGCCTGTTACTCGCTGCATGTTACCCCCTGAATAAACGCGCCATGAAACCGGCGGGTTTGCGTTTGCTGGTCAGCCCCTGCAGCAGTTGCTTTTGGCTGTTGCACGGATGCCAGGGCTTGCCATTCTCACCCATGATCCAGCCGTTGCCGTAGGCTACTGACGGGCTTTGACGCTTAAGACGTGATGCCAGTGAAATCATTATCAGTCCCTCAGCTCAGGCCAATGGAAGCGCCGAGGCCGCTGATCGCGTCTACGGTTGATGCCATAGTGGGATTGGAATGAATGCGGGCCTGTACTGCTATAGCGGCCAGACTCAGGCAGCGAATGCCGGTATTAACGCTTTGCATCAGGCTGCGACGACAGGAAGTGCTCAACGCATCCTGATTCACTGCACCGGCTGCCAGTTGTCCCACTTCTGCCGTTGCCTTCAAAACGTAGGCTGACAACTTTTCCTCGGCGTGTTCGTTCATCGGTACGCAAGGCAAACAATGTAGCTGCGCCAGTGCGCCATCCATTAAAGTTGCATCTTCGGTCAGGTCAGTGAGCAAAAGCATTTCCGCAACGGTCAACTGGTGCGGCTGTTCAGGGTTCAGCTTGTTGCGCAGAGTCTGCACGTTCATGCCTGCAGCCTGTGCCAGCTCTTTGATATTGTGAGACAAGGCAAACCGTCGGCAGGCCTCGTCAAAGTGGTTATGTATGGAAACGCGAAAATCAAACATGTGGATTTCTCCAAATTCACATACTGTGAATTAAGCGCCGATGACGAGTTGAAAACGGGAATGCCCCAGCGACTTACGCAACTGATCTTCTTTCCAGCGTGCGTAGTAAATTCGAACAGGGCCGCCAGCTTTTTTACATCCTTTGCGGATTTTGCGCGGTTCGATTGGTACGCAAGGATTCTCGCCGGTGGTCCAGCGATAGGCGGTGCGCTCAGATACCCCTTCTAACTCTGCGAACTGCTGCAGGGATACCACAGGGGCAGGTATTTTGAAGATTGCGATCTCGGAAGCCATGTTGCATCATTCCCTATTTGCCAATATTTGCCATCTGGTTGCCAACGTTTGCCAACGTTTGCCATTAACTGCCAACACAGTTGTGTACATTACTCAACAAATGGGTACTGGTCAACACGGAATACACTAAATGAAAATCAAAGAATACACTTTCGAAGCCACCGAAATCCTTGATCGTGTTTGTGAAACTTACGGTTTTCACCAAAAAGCCCAGCTAGCAGAGTATTTCAAAATTTCGCCTAGTTCCTTATCAAACAGATACATGCGTGGAACTATCTCTTATGATTTTGCCGCTATCTGTGCCTTAGAAACTGGTGCAAGTTTGAAATGGCTTCTTTTGGGCGAGGGTGAAAAATTCTCAATAGACCAATCCAAAAGTGAAGGTAAAACTTTCGATTTATTCACTCTTAGTGAAAATCGCTTATCTGAAAAATCACAATTGCGGATAGGTGAAGGTTTCTTTGCGAAACAGCCTAACAATGGATTTGCGGTTAGGTTTTCTGGTGGTCTGTATTTCATTGATAAGGATGCCAAGATTTCTGATGGCTCATGGCTGATAGGTATTGATGACTCAATAAGTATCAGAAAGCTCACAAAGCTTCCCGGCAATAAGATCCATGTTTCTGGTGGCGCAGTTGACTTCGAATGCACGCTGGATGACTTGAACGTCATGGGCCGCGTGGTTGGGATTTATAGCGAGATCGATCAGTGACAGTACGCAAAAACCCTGCCGGTGGATGGATATGTGAACTTTACCCTGACGGGGCCAAGGGTAAACGCATCAGGAAAAAATTCGCTTCAAAAGGTGAGGCTCTAGCTTTTGAACAATACACCGTACAAACCCCGTGGCAGGAAGAACAGGAAGAAAGGCGAACTTTAAAAGAGTTAGTTGACGCATGGTTTAGCGCTCATGGAATTACTTTGAAGGACGGCTTAAAGCGCCAATTGGCAATGCACCATGCATTTGATTGTATGGGTGAGCCTTTAGCACGCGATTTCGATGCTCAAATGTTTTCCCGCTATAGAGAAAAGCGCCTTAAAGGCCAGTTTGCTCGCTCCAATAGGGTTAAGGAAGTTTCGCCCCGCACACTCAATCTCGAATTGGCATATTTTCGTGCGATGTTCAACGAGCTAAATCGCCTTGGGGAATGGACAGGTGAAAACCCCTTAAAAAATATGCGCCCTTTCCGAACTGCTGAAATGGAAATGGCCTGGCTGACTCATGATCAAATTTCGCTTCTGCTGAATGAGTGCAATCGGCATGAACATCCAGATTTAGAAAAAGTGGTCAGGATTTGCCTATCTACTGGCGCACGATGGTCTGAGGCTGAGAGCCTAAAAAAAAGCCAGCTAACCAAATATAAAATAACTTATATCAATACTAAGGGTCGTAAAAATCGCACTGTTCCAATTAGCATGGAACTCTATGAAATGCTCCCAGATGTTAAAAGTGGCCGACTCTTTAGTGAATGCTATGGCGCTTTCCGTTCCGCGATGGAAAGAACCGGAATTGAATTGCCAGCAGGCCAGTTAACTCACGTTTTGCGCCATACCTTTGCAAGCCACTTTATGATGAATGGCGGAAATATATTAGTTTTGCAGCGCGTGCTTGGTCACACCGACATTAAAATGACAATGCGTTACGCGCATTTTGCGCCCGAACATTTAGAGGATGCTGTAAAACTCAATCCACTGGCGGTAAGTGGCGATAAAGTGGCGATGTAAATGGCAAATATTGGCAAGGATTTGGCAAATAGTGGCAAACTATGTCAATGATTAATAAGATAAACCATTGATTTACCGTTCAATCTATAGGAACTCATAATCGCTTGGTCGCTGGTTCAAACCCAGCAGGGGCCACCAGATTTAGTGATGAAAATCATTCAGTTAAGCCACCTCGCAAGGGTGGCTTTTTCGTTTTTAGAATTCGTCATTGGTCGTAAAATACCAGATATAGATCTTCTCAAACGGCCGAGACGGCAGAAGGATTCGCCGCCAGTTTGCGATGAAGGGCGGAGCACAATCCTATGAGAAATTCATAAAAGAACAGGCTCAAGATAAGCCCTGGTTGGGAGATAAAGCAGATAAGCGGCGAACCATAATGGCTTTTGCCTGCGAGGCAATGGGAAACCCACTCGCAACCGATTTTAACGCAAAAATTTTTGCTTCTTATCGTGAGCAGCGATTACGCGGCAAAATTACCTGCTCCAACCGAGTGAAGACGGTTACGCCGCGCACAGTAAATTGAGAACTGGCGTATTTCAGAGCAATTTTTAACGAGTTGCGCCGGTTAGATGAATGGACCACGCCAAATCCGCTTGAGAACGTACGAGTGTTTAAGATTAGTGAATCAGAGATGGCGTATCTCACTATTGAGGAAATTAGAACCCTCCTCGCCGAATGTGAGAACAGCCGATCTAAAGATCTGACGACCATTGTGAAAATCTGCCTGGCAACTGGCGCACGATGGAGTGAAGCTGAAGGCTTGAAGGGGAACCAAATCCGCGCCGGTCAGATCATCTACGTTAAAACTAAAGGCAAGAAAAACCGAGCGGTGCCGATAACTGAAAAATTACAGGCTGAACTGCCATCGAGCAGGAAAGCGCAGTTGCTCTTTAAACCATGCTATTCAGCCTTTAGAAAGGCTATGCAACGCGCCGGCATCGAGACACCTGCTGGGCAGCTGACGCATGTTTTACGACACACCTTCGCGTCTCATTTCATGATGAACGTCTCGTACTTCAGCGGATATTGGGGCATACAGATATTAAGGTGACGATGCGATATGCGCACTTGGCACCGGATCATTTGTCTGAGGCCTTGAGGCTTAATCCCTTGAGTATAATGGACTAAAGAAGATGTTAATGGACAACAAAAAATATCAATACAACTTGTACGAAATTCTTTGCCTAATGACATATGGTGAAGCATTTGAAGCTTATCGTGTTGATGACTACGACAAAGAGATTACTGAATGGGCTGAGAGGGAAATCATAGCAGGAAATGATTCAGAAACCGTTTTAATTCTCGCCTCTCTAAACTTAGATAAAAAACCTGATCAGTATGAGGTAAAATATTACCTTTCAGCTTATATGCGCCAAGAAAGTATTTTCATGCCGAATCTTAGCGAAAGCTCTGTTGTATGGTTAAGAATTAAAACTTGGTTTTTACTCCATGTTGAATCTGTCGCCGAAATCGGACTCAGATTACACCAAATTCCTGCGTTCCCACTGAGTTCTAATTCTCTTTTATCTAGCAAAATCACTTGGCAATACTATCATTTATACGAAGAATTGTTTGAAGACTGGGGACCAGATTATCCTGCAAAAGCGTCTAAAATGAGCGAGCCAGAAATAATTAACTACATAAAGGACAGATTAAAACCGTTTTATCGAATCCTTACCAATAAAGATTGGGTTGACTTATTATCTGGAAACTATCGCAATTCTCCTAAGGTACGTAAACAGGAAATAAATTGATGGGCGTTGAATTTCATATAACAAGAGCAGAGTTTTGGGCTGAAAACCATGATAATCAAATCAGTTCTGATGAATGGTTAAATATCATAAATAACGATCCCGAACTTAGTCTTTCCCCAAGAAATGGAGAGTTTAACGCCATATGGAATGGGGATGGTTCGGACAGAGAAGACTGGCTTGATTGGTCTAAAGGTAACATTTATACCAAATGGCCACCAACTCCTCTCTATCGGAAAATGCTCCAAATTTCTCAGGAGCTGAACGCGAAGGTGATGGATGATGATGGCACGTTATACGAGACTCCAAACGCTTGGCAATTCGATCCAGAAAACAGGGAAACCACGGCTTCTGCTAACTCTCAAAATGGCAGCAAAGTGGCAGCAGAGCGCAACGCTATTCAACGCTTTCTGTTGCTATTCGGTCTAAAGAAAAGATAAAGATCAGTAAGTTACTGATTTCACTCACTTCAAATTGGGACCTCATAATCACTTGCTCACTGACTTAAGTCTAACGAAAATGAAGCTTGTAAGGTTAGCCAAAATTTCAAAATGACTTGCTGGGGTAACATTCAATTTTTTTCGCTTACATCGATAAACAGGTTGCAGCAAAATACGATATTACTGTGAGGCATTTAAAATTGTAGATATAAATCCTGCATTTAAAATTAAACCCACTTACTATATCTTATATAAAAATAAGCAACGATACTGACCCAGGCAAAGAAAAACCCCATAGGATAAAATGGAACAAATCGCACAATAAAACAAGCGCCAACAACACTGACTATAATCGGCACAAGATAGAAAAAACATTGCAGTAACCATACAATAAAAAGCTTCATTTACTCACAACTCCATCAAAGCCTCAGCTATTTTATCAAACTTGTAATGGCCACATTAAAAACTTCACAATAGCGAAATTTAGCTTTTTCCATTTACTACACATATAATTAACTCAACATTTCACCCACAAATTTATCCCTTCGGCTCAATTCCCCTTGCCTTTAATGCCTCCCTCGCCAGATTCTTCAACCAGTTTGCTAAACTAATTCCTTCTTCAGTTGCAACCTCATTGAGCTGTTTTTTCAAGGCGGGATCAATGCGCATTTGAAATTGTGGGGACTTGCCTCGACCTTTTGGTTTTTTTTCACGCATTATGATTGACATGTATTGACCTATTCCCTCATTTTAATCCTTTAAAAGACCACACTAACATGAGGCCTTTTATGAGAGCAACGCCCCGGCAGTGATGCAACACATACCGGAGCGTCTAACCACAACGTTCACTCTTTAGGAAACAACGCTATGGCTAACACCGATAGTAACACAACCGCTCATCATCAAATCGTGGACATTCAGCCAGTTATCGGATCTGCGATCTCAAACCTCTTGAAAACGCCGCTCGGCACCACGCACGATCTCTTTCAGGTGCTGGATACGTGCGTGCGCTATGTCGATGCCCTGGTGGAATGTAACGATATTGTAGATCGCATGGCGCTGTGCGGTCGTCTGCTGGCTGCACTAGAAGTCTTGAAAGTTCTGTTAGACAAGCCACTGCCAGAACACCTGATTAAACGCCTCACGCTGGAGAAAGGTGATGACAAAGCCTGTCGCACCAAGGATTTGATAGACTCGGAAGAGATGCGGCAATATTGCAGCGCGTTAACGTTAGTATTGCTGAATCAGCAGGCCCCGGCAGACTTGCAAAAACATATCACAGGCTTGTTATTCCAGATGGTTAACATCATGGCTGATGACTTAACCGCGCCTCGCTTTGTGCGAACAGAGTCGGGGCTGGTGATGATTGAGAGCAAATTTACACATATCGTTCACTGATTTTGGACCCTTCCCTTCTTCCGCAGGGAAGAAGGGAATTCGCATGCAAAATTTAAAATATCACTGTTGACTCACACTCAGTGCCAAAATGCTTTATAACCCTGAGTTTCTTCTGCCGAAAATACCGCCACGATTCATCTCCATTCACTGGACATATATTTTGTCGTGCTGACACTTCTGAAATCTTTTCATTCCCGTACAGTTATTGCCATTGTCCCCAAGGGTCCGCGCGCCCTCCCCGCCGTACAGTTATTAACAGAACTCCCAGAGGGCGCTGTCGCCCCCTTAAACGTCAACGGCTCGCTGGCCTTCAGCCTCATCTCTCAGCGATCCTATCCAGGCCGCAGCCATAAAAAAACCCGCTTTCGCGGGTTGGGCTTACAGCAGCTGCGGTGAGGGGTTATTGCTGCCTTTTGCCATCATCGGCACCGTATTGATCTGCGCCGGTTCGACGATAATCCCGGACACGCTCTCCAGGGTTTTAAAGGTACAACTGCAGTTAATGTTCTGGCACTGGTGATAACGTTCTTTCGTCTCTTTCGAAACGTAGCGACTGCTTTTCGTATGGGCGGCGGTCTGACATTTTGGGCAATGCATCATGGTGGTTCTCCTCTCTGGCATACGACAACATTAGCCAAAGACTAAACAAAAAGCAACTTAAATTAGACTTAATCTAATCAGCCTATTTTTCCACTAAGACGTAATCCACGTTTTCAACCATCAGCTCCAGGTTCAACAAGGTGGTAAATCCACTTTTATCGAGGGTATGCACGATATTGGTAATCAGCCATTTTTGATTATCGATAACCGATTTAAAGCCCTGGGCTTTGACCGGCGTTTCAGGAATCAGCTTTGCAGCGCCCAGTGCCAGTAGGATCTTCAACGTAGCCCGGTTACGTTGCAGATCCTGCCACTTCGCTTTAGCCGCCTCCTCTGCTTCCTCCTGGCTACTGAAATGCGTATTCAGTACGAACAGCTTCTTATTGCTGCCAAAAACATAGGTTTTTCCCGGGTCTTGTTGCCCTATAGTTGGGATATTTTTGGCCGCCGGATGGACAGGGTTCAGCGTCGGTGTTGCTGGCGGTATCGTGTTGACGGTTATCCCTTTCTGCTGCGCCTTTTTCTGATCGTACCATTTTGCTTCAACGCCACTGTAATCGTCGCGCTTAAACAATTTGTACTCATACTTATCGCCATCCTGTCGGTTCAGATTCAGGAGTGGAATCGGCTTTCCGCTCACGGTCACGCCCTGCCCGGGGGGAAAGAACAGTAGCGTCTTATCTTTTATTGCCGCCACCGCGCCAACCAGCATAGCCAGCCGGGTAATGAACGTGCCGTCCGTTTCCTGCGTCTGATCGATATGCTTAATCTTTTTTCTGGCTATCTCCGGCCGCACGTCGGAGGTAAGTCCGTTACGTTTCGCGATTTTGTCCACAACCTCGCCAACCGTCATGTCTGGATATGAATCAGTGATTTTAACATCGAGCGAACCGCTAAAATCGGCGCTTCGGGCGACAACCGTTATCGTGTCCGGCGCGCCCTGGTAGGTGACCTGATCAATGATGTAGGAGCCTTTATCTGCAAGCGGCTGCCCCTTCCAGCCTATCTCTAAGACCACTTTCGCGCCAAAGGGCGGCATGACCAACTGGCCGTCACTGTCGTCGAGCACCAGGTCCAGCTGATCGACCTCCAGGCCGCGGTTGTCTGTCAACTTCAGAGAAATCAGCCGTGGGCGAATATCTTCCGTTTTATCCTTCGTCTCAATTTTGATAGTAAAGTCCGGCGTAGGCGCAACGCGCAGGGGCACCGGAATCGGGACGATATCGCTCATCTCAGCGCCCTCCATTCAGCGCAGAAGTGGCGCTGTTGATGACAGAGCCGACCCGTTGCGCTGCGTCGCTGGCCCGGTTTTGCAGTTCTTCCGCCTGCCTTTTTAAGTCCCCGAACATACTGGTTAGTGAATCGTCTACCCGCATCAGGTTGAGGGTAAAGCCTATCTTGCGCGCGCTGCCGTCGCTGTAGAACTCCGTATGCGTGGCCGAGAAATCCGTCACAACAAACATGCCGTAAATAATGCCATTGCCGCCAATCAGCGGCCACGCCAGCCCTTCATCGGCCATAGTCTTCAGCGCCAGCAGTGTGACATTGCCGCCGGTGATTTCAGGCCGGAGTTCGCCAGACAGCTTGATTTTATCGTCGCCGCCGCCCAAAAACTGGGTCGACTCACGACGCCCCACGCGGCTGTTTTTCGCCCAGCGATAGGTAATGTCATGCTGTAAATTGTCGAAGGGAAGGGTTTGCCGTACAAACGGCATCATGCCTAATATCATCATCATGGTTAATTAATCCAGACTAAACATGGAGTTATAGCTATGGTCAGACGTGGACCATGGCGATGCAGTGGAATACTGCGCAACGGCCTGTCCAATCGCCTGAGGCTCACCTGTCGCATAGATATTGTTGGTGACCGTGTGCTGACGGTTATCCACGTTTGAATTGTTAACCGAGGGCAAAGGCTGATTGAGCGTGCTGTTCAGGCTGGCGCGCGATGCGGCCGGACGGGCATCCGCGTTATCCTCATCCTCTTCATCCTGCTCACGCATTTTGGGCGGAGGCAGCTTGTCTTTCACCTTGTCAGATTTCTCATCGATGATGCCAAGCTTGCCCAGCACCCAGTCAATGCCGCCCCGCAGCTGATTCAGGGCTTCACCGGGTAATTTGAGTGCCGTCGCCAGCATATTGCCGAAGCGCTGTCCCATCTCACCTGCCGAGGCCAGTTCCTGTTGAGAAAACTTCACGGGTTCCAGCAGCTTTGAGAACCAGGCCCCCAGCTCGGACACTTTATTGCTGAACCACTCAAATACCGGCTTCAGCGGCGCGAACGCGTCGCTTATCGGCCCCTTATCGGCCCCATCGCCGCACTGAAGCCCTGAGCGATGCCGCTGATAAAGGCGCTAATCGGTTCCCAGTACTGATAAACCAGCATGGCCCCCGCCGCGATAGCGGCACCAAGCACCACCACCGGCAGCGTGATCGCTCCCAGCGTGGCCGTAATCGCGCCGCCGATGATGGCAAATGCACCGCCCAGCTCTGACAGCCTGCTGACGCTGGCGGCCGGTGGGCTGACCTTGGTGGATTCCCTGGCCAGCGTCAGCAGGCTGTCAGAAAGTTGAGGATTGATATTCATGACGCCGGTCAGAACGGACTGAGCGGATAAGCCGTCCTGACTGATAGCTTGCAGGTGGGTATCCACAGAGGCATCTGCTGCAGGCGGCTGGGCAGCGGGCGCCTGAGAAAGCTGATCCAGCCGGCCACTGGCCGCGCCCTTCATCAATGCTGCGGCAGGTGCGGCGCCCTGTTCACCAAAGATGGCCTGCAGATAAGTGGCCTGCTGGGCAGCGTCGAGCTTATTTTTCTCAAACGCCGCCTGCACCTGGCTGAGCACCGCGAAAATGGGCTGACTGTTGCCCTGGTCGTCAGCGGTTTGCACATTCAACGCTTTAAGCGCGCTGTCTGCGCTGGCATCAGGCGCCTGAACGTGCGTTAACATCGCACTGGCGCCGGCGCCTGCCTGGCTGCCCGTTATACCGTTTTCCGCCAGCACGCCCATCATGGCCGCGGTCTGGCCAACACTCAGTCCCGCCTGTTTTGCCACCGGGCCGACACTGGCCATCGCCTTATTGAGTTCTGTGATATTGCCCGCGCCCTGCCCGTCAACGCGTCCCTTGCCGTCTTTCGCGTCGCTGGGTGACAGATAATCGATAACTTTGCGGCCCTTCTCGACAAAGTCTTTGGCTTTCGAACTGGCGCTTTGTACGTTATCTGCCAGCGCCATGCCCGCACGGTAACGTTCACGGGTGCGGTTGAGCTTGTCCTGACGCTGATTTAGCAGATTCATGGACTCGCCCTGCGCATTGAGGGTGGATGTCGTGCGCTCTGTTTGTTGATTCAGCTTCTGGCGCTCGCTGCTCAACCGGCGCGTGGAAATTCCCGCCTCGTTCAGGGACTGGCGCTGATCCTGTACTGACTGACGCAGTTGAAGGTTTTTTTGCTGCAGCGCGTTAGCCGACTGACGCAGCTTATCCAGCGCCTGGGTTTGTTCCGCGGTAGGGTTTTGAGTGTTTTTAAGTTGAATGGCAAGTGCCGCTGCTTCTGCCCGGGTATTTTTAAGATTTTGTTGGGTCAGCGTCAGTTCTTTGCGGGTTTCACGGAACCCTTCAATCTGCGCGGATTTGGCATTGAGCTCGTCCAGGCGATCCTGCGTTTCCTGGATATCCGCAGACAGCTTTTCGGTTTCTTTACGTACGGCATTGAACGGGCGCGTAGCCCGATCAACCGCTTCCAGCAGCACTTGCAGCTTGAGCGTGTTACTCATCTGAGGTTACTCCACTGCGGATCATCACTCTATGCCGCCAGTCGAGTAACTCTTCCAGCGACATGGGATACATTTCTGAGGGTGGCCAGTGAAAAACGCTGGCAATATCGGCCATCAGGTCATTGACCGTCAGATCGCGGGGCCAGCTTACGCGGCCGATTTCGCTGACAAAAAACCAATCACCTTGCCGCCCAGGGCAATCAGGTCAACCGGGTCCAGTGCATTGCACTCTGCTTTGGTCAGCGATGGCATGGTGATGCGGGGCAGCACCATCAACAGGGCATCCACATCGGACGAGGCTAGGTCAGCCAGCCGCACACCGCGCAGCGCGCCGGCGGTCGGTTTGACCAGCTCAACCTGAGCGATCACCACATCACCACGTGAAATCGGGCTTTCCAGCACCACCAGGTTTTCTTTCAGTTCTGGCTTATCAAGCTGTTCCATTTTTTCTCCATCCCAATCAAGAGGGGCCAGCGCAGGACGCGCCGGCCGTTGTTATTACACCAGGCCGAGGTTTTTACGGCGCTGTTCCAGACGATCGACGCCGTTGACCTTCTCCACCATGTTGACGGTGTCGATTTCGATCAGCTCTTTGCCATTCCAGGTGAGTTTGAAATAGGTGTTTTTACTGGTGATTTTGGTTTCGGTGTTTTCGCCCTGTTTGGCTTCACCGAAGTCAAAGGACTGGTGCTTACCGCGTACTTCGATTTCCACGGCGATTTCTTCGCCGGTGTCATCACGCTGATAAGAACCGGTGAAACGCAACGGTACGTTCGCCATCGCGCCCCACTGGCTTAATACCAGCTCATCCATCCCGCCCAGCGTCCACTCCATATCGAGTGCCGCATCGTCCAGGCCGTTATCAATGAATGCCGCACCGTTCATACCGCCGGCGCGGTAGGTATCCAGCTTGCGTGACAGCTTCGGCAGCGTAACTGCGGTGACGATGCCCTGATAGCTGTTTGAATCGTTGAAGAGGTTCAACCCCTTGAGTTTACGTGGCAGTGCCATTTATCCGGCTCCTTAGCTGTTTACGGATGCGGCGAAGTTCGCCAGGCGGCACCGGCGTGTAGTCGTAATCGATAAACAGTTTGCCCGCCTTCAGGCTCTCTTTATCGTTGGCGCTTTCGTCGTACCAGCAGTTGGCGCCCAGCAGATAACCGGCACTGACCAGCTATTGATACCGGCGATGATTTCGCGTACCAGTACTGGCGTCAGCGGTTTGTCGTTGGCCCACATGTGCGCTTCCGCCATGGTATCGGCCAGCACCTGCGCTGAACGGGTGTAGTTTTCAAAGGCAAAAAGTGGATCATCGCTGCAGGTGCGGTTGCCCCAGAAACGGAAACCGTCCTTACGAATCAGCGTGGTCACACACTTTTCGTTCAGCAGATCGGCATCGGTGCCGGTCTGTTGCAGATCCCAGAAAACATCTGCAGAGATACCCGTCACGCCATTGACGCCCACGTTAGACAGGGTTTTATGCCAGCCGGTGTCGTTGTCAATTTTGGCGCGCAGGCCCAGCGCACGTGCGGTGGCATAAGCCATTTCAGATTTATTGGTTGCCGTGTTCCAGGCAATAAAATCTGGCCAGATCACCATCAGCTCGCGCTGGCTGAAGTTTTCGCGGTACTTCATGGCGTCAGAGATGGTTTTGCTGTTCCAGGCGGACACGTAGGCAAAGCCACGCAGCTGCTGGGCAATGCTGGCCAGCGCTGTCGCCACTTCCAGCGAATCCAGACCCGGCACGCCAAGAATGCGCGGTTTAACACCCAGCTGCGTTTGCGCGCTGAGCAGCGCCTTCATGCCGGTGTATTTACCGTTCGCATCCGTCGAGCCAATCAGGTTAGAGGTGGTTTCAGCCTGGCTCGCGCCTTCTGCTACGCGAACCACGACGGTTACCGGCTTCGCCTGGTCAGCAATCGCCTGCAGCGCGGCTGCTAACGTGCCTTTGGTGCCGGCTTTACCGATAGCTGCCTGCACGTTGGTCAGCAGAACAGGTGTGTTAAGAGGAAATGCCGTTGCATCAGCATCTTCTGCGGTGCAGATCATGCCAACAATGGCGGTTGAAACTGTTGAAATGGTGCGTGTACCGTCATTGACTTCGACGACGCGGACACCGTGATGAAAATCAGACATCTGTAGCACTCCGTGTTGTGGGTGTGCTCAGAGTGTCAGGTCAATGAAAAGGATGCATGCGATTGCGGTTTGCTGGCGCGTGGCTAAACAGCAGCGTTTATTTATAAGGTGACGGGACGGTCAAAAGCCCTCCTCCAGAGCCGAATCTCAACGTTTTGACGCAATCCCTCTAACCAGAATGGATCCTGTTTCAGTAGGGCTTCAACGGCTTCTTTAGAAGCAGCTTCCACAATCCATAAAGCGCCATCCGGATGGGCCGTGGCATGCTCTCTGAGCGAGACTGCAATCAGTACGCTCGATCTCACGCTCTCAAGCCACTGCAGGTAAGCTTCCATATAATTTTTTGTATGCCAGCGCGATCTGCACGATAATATAACCTTAAGTTACAATACATCTTTTAATTAATATTTTTCGCTGCGATTTTGACATTACTGAAGAGTATGAAGGCAAAAGAGAAGAAGTAATTGAAAGCGAACGCTCATTAATAAAATATAATACCAACCAATCAAAAAACACTAAAAATAAAAATAACACACCCTACCATAAACCACATAAATCAATCAAAAGGCGATTAAATAAAATAAAATGAGCGCACTCAATGTATTTCTTTAATCATAAGCAATGGGTATTTTGAAGGATTGAAATGAGTGATTGAAATTTTAAGAAAATGGCAATCACTCACTGACTTTGTATTAAGCAGGCACCTCTGGCCAGACAGGTCTAGTAGTATCAACACGATTGAGAGCCACCCTGTATTTTTTCCAGGTAAGCAAACGTGCTGCTTCTTCATCTGTAGCCATATTTAAATCTACTGCATCCTGTAATGGCGCTATTGCGGTCGCCGCGCGCGCAAGCTTCTGGGCAAGTTCAGCTTGCACTTGCCGTTGTTGCTCTTCTGGCGTATAAATTCTAGGGACAATATTGAAACCATCGAACTGCCATTCCTGTCCAGATAGTGGAATGGTAAAATTTTCAGGGACTCGATCTAGCGGTATTTCAGCAATAAAGGCATCTACTGGCCATAACGCACTAATGTCATAACTGGCCTGTGTAATAACACCTGAATCTATATAAACCACTTTCAGCATTTTTTCATTAAAAGTAGCCTGTAGTTTATACCAATCCATCCCATCAGGAGTACTAATATATTGAGCATTAATGTATTTCGCTAATTCATCCGAAGACGTATCTTGCGCAGGTGTATAAATTTTGAATGGTCCGTATTTTTTCATGCGTATGCCACCGTATACCAGTTGCCATTAACGTATTTTTGCATGTAGCGAAAATACATATATCCTAATTGACTACCTTCGTTACCATTACCACCAGTAATAACTGCTCCTCCGGGAGCTTCAGCCATCACTCCATCTGTGAGCAATTGGCCCCTACTGACTAACCTGATGTCTCGTACAAAGTTCTGGTCAACATAAGACCAAGTGGCGCGATTACTAATATTGTTATCACGACCAGATAATTGCGTATTAAGCCAGTCGCTCAGCCATCCTCCCCAAGCCGCTCCATTAATGTTGCCATTTGTATCAATTACAGATCCGCCAACATACACAGCACCCGGCGAGTTAAAATTACCTGTGTGAGGATCAAACAACCATGCCTGTGAGAAGCCATTATCACCTATGACGTGAATACAACCATTAGCAAAATGGCCGTCACCCAACGTCAATGCACCAAAACTGACTGAAGTCCCATACCCTAACCCTTCAGTTTGTATGAGGCCTTTAATGATGGGGGAATAGCAGCTATTACCTCTGGGCGCGGCATATCCAAATGGCTTAACGAATGGCGCTCTCGGATCTTTATATTGGTCAGCATAAGCACCGGATGCAGGCCAGCTGGCATTCTGTGTAGCGTAATGTTCCGCACCATCAAGATACGCTACAGACCCGCCAGTTGCCGGAATGGCCCCCACCTGTGCTGGAGTCGGTGGATTTTTTTCATAAAACATGGCGCCTAGCGAATAGCTGTCAACCTGACCAACAAGTTTGTGGCTATCCCAACCCAGAATTATTTGGTTAGTTCCCTCAGAGGCCATTCCCTCACCGCCGCCCGCCTGAACCGCATTTATGTCTCTTGCCGTAGGTTTGTTGCCAGTATGGTAGAACTGATTCCATTTCTGCCATTGCTGGTCGTCACCATTCATTCCGCGAAAAGCAATACGGTTACCCGTTTGATATTCCACAGACAGCTGTACTTGGTAATCACCATTAAGCCCGGCATAGCTTAGTAATGAACCATCAAAGCCGGGTGAATTTTTTGCAGACGTATAAACGAAACTAACCGCATTTGCTGGTAAATCGTTGGCGTCCTTGTACTCGAACCCTTCAACACTACTGGCAGCAACCGTTTGAACTGCAACTGCGCCACCGTTGACCAAAACTCGTCCAGCAGTAACGTCGTTTTTTGATGTCTGCAAATCACTTAAGGCCGCACTACCTAATTCGAGGTTTTTTCGAGCCTGAATCACCAGCCCCGCATCTTTGATTTCTGCCAACGCTTTGGCCGTTTGCAAATACTGGCCGTGAGGATTCGCCGCATCGATATGCTTCTTCATCACATCGTCGGTGTGAGCTTTTACCTCGATGACTTTGTCATCCACATACTGGCGCGTGGCCAGCACGACAGACGGGTCAATCTTTAACGTTACAGCACTGGTGCTGTTCACGATCAAAATCATACGTACAGTCTGAGTACGGCCGCTGCCTTCCTGTAGTTGCGGTTTATAGGTTTCCGCGCAGTTCGCAACGGCAATCAGCACGCCATCGGCGTCATACAGGCCAATCTCACGGATCCAGAAGCCGCCTTCGCCTTCAGGGATAATCTGTTCAGCGATAATCTGGCTGCTGTTCGCGGCATCCACCTTCAGCGAATTCAGCGCGGCACGGCGCTTTTCGCCCACCAGTTTGGTCTGCGCAGGATCGGGCGTAGGCAAAACACCGCCGCCGTCACCCACCGCCATCTGGGTAATCTGCAGTTGGGTTCCCAGGGCCGCGGCATTGGCCAGCTTTGCCGCGCCCTGATTGGTCAGTAGGGCAAAATATTTCGTTGTCATGCTCTCACTTCCGTCAGGTCATTAAGATGGATCGCTGCACGGTATAACTCGAACCGCCCGCGGTGTTATTCAAGGTCTGTAGGGGTAGACGGTTAACTCGTCACCGCTATAACTGGCGACTGTCACAGGTAAAGACCCCTTTGAATCCAGATTGATAGATAGTCCAGTCAAATGGCGACTGACCGGTTTCGCATCGGCAATTAACCGCTCCAGCTCGTTGTACATTGCCTCATCAATCCCGGCTTCCTGCACGCCGACATCAATGCGAAAGGTTCCGGGGATGCCATCGTTTTGCCACCATTCGGTGAAGCGAATCAGGTAGCCAATCGGCTCCACCACACGTCGCAGAGAGCCAATCGTGCCTTTGTGTTTATGGATATATTCCGATGCAGCAACCACGCTGCGTTTCGTGCTTTCGCTCCAGCCCGAATCCCAACGATCCACCGACCAGGCCCAGGCCAGATAGGGCAGTAGCTCCACCGGACAGGTCTGCGAATTCCATAACTGGCGCAAAGGAACAGGAATGGATTCCAGCGCTGCGCAGGCTTCAGCCGCGGCAACTTCCAGGGCTGATGAACCCATTGGCAGCAGGCGTTTACTCATCGGAACCTCCTACCGTGATCTGGTAGCCGGTGCAGAACGCGGCCTGAGTTTTATCCAGCACCACATCGGCCACCGGCTGGGCCAGTTCGACGCGCTGTACACCTTCTACATGCAGCGCGGCATACAGCGCAGACTTGCGAATATCGCGGCCTAAACGTGCCTGGGTGTTTACAAATGCCTTGAGCTTCGCCTCGGCTGCGGCACGGATGGGCTCCGCCTCGGGACCGGGATACAAATACAGCGTGGCGTCAACCCGGTAATCCACAATCTGAGCCGACTGGACGGTAACCCGGTCAGCAACCGGACGAACATCTTCATCATTTATTCATCATTTAGCGCGGCATTCACGATCGCCAGCAGGTCGCTGCCCGCCGCACCGTTGCCTTCGCGGGACAGCACGGTAATCGTGACGCTGGCGGGAGAGGGACTGATAGCCGAGGCATCGGCTACGCGGCCATCGGCGCTGCGTGCATGAAATTCGTAAGCACCGGACGGCCCCGCAACGCTCAGCCCTTCAAACGCGGCGGCAATGCGGGCACGGAAGTCTTCATCCCGCTCCATTACCGCCTCAACGGGCGGCGTAACGGTATTATCCGCGGGCGTCAGCACCAGCCGCGTCACGCCGTTGTTGGCGCCCAGTTGATCCAGATCGCTGCCGTTGGCCCAGGCCACCATCACCGCCTTGGCCGCCTCGTTGATGCGTTGACGCAGAATGACTTCCCGGTAGGCGTTCTCCTGCAGGAGTTTCACCAGCGGGTCGGACTCCAGCGCCAGAACCCGGGCAACCGATGCCTGCTCGTCTGCAGGATAGAGCGAAATCAAGGTGGCTTTGCGTTCGGCAAGCAGCGTTTCATAGTCCAGCGTTTCCACCACGTTTGGCGCAGGCAGCTGGCTCAGGTCGATAGTAGGCATGATTCAACTCACAGGGACGGTTAACGAAAAATCCTGCGCGGTGTCCGCACGGTTGCCGGTGATTTCCACCACCATCCCGCCGTCAAACGCAGATTCAAAATTAATGGCAGTCAGGCTGATGCGCGGCTCCCACTGCAGGATCGCCATATAACAGGCTGACATGATTTGCAGGCGCAACCTGTCGTTCTGCGGCTGGTCGATTAGCGCCGACAACAGTGAACCGTAGTTACGGCGCATCACCCGCGATCCCAGCGGCGTCGTCAGAATGTCACGGACGGACTGGCGGATATGCTCCAGCTCAACGAGGGTTACGCCTGTTTCGCGGCTCATGCCGGTGTAGCGTGCTGTTGTCATAATGGTGCTCCTGTGGTGCCACCGCTGTCGCCCGGATGCTGGTGCGTATGCAGCACTTTGCCGTTGGAGGCGAAGCTGCCGCCGCTGTGCGACATATCGCCCTTCATGGTGCCGCCCTGGGTCACTTCCAGCGTGGCGGTTTTCAGTAACGTGGTGCACTCCACCTCTGGCGTATCCAGTAGGATTTTGACAGCCGCCTTGATCGTCGCCGTCTGAATTCCTTCGGCTTTCAGCGCGCCGGTTGCAGGCTCGTATTCAATGACCGCACCATCGGGAAAAGAGTAGTGCAGCGCATCGGCAGAGGCCGAGGGCGCCGGGCTGGCGTCAGAGAACACGCCGGGTAACACGAAGCCGCTGTTCAGCTCACCGCCCAGGCTTATGATCAGCACCTGCTCGCCTGTCGACGGCGCATTCCATCCCGCCCGGGCACTTAGCCAGTGCAGCCAGTCAGTGGTGTTATCGCCGGTTTTTACCCGGCAGGTTCCCGCCTCCAGATTGATGGCGGCAACGGTGCCAATGCGGACCATGTTGCGCAGCAAGCGCTTGATTTCTAATATTTGCTCGTTCATGGCATTAGTTTCTCGTTGCAGGAGAAAAGCGGCAATCGAATGCCGTTTACCCAGGGATGGCTAAACAGCGCGTCAGCGGATAAGGGTTATCGCTATGTTTTCCATTCGCTGACCAGCTTGCCTTTGATGTACAACTGCCAGGGGCGATCAACATTTTCCGGCATAGCCGGTTCTGGCAGATGCGTGATGTGTAATGCGCCGTTCTGCTGCTCAACCCAGACGCGTTCGGTCAGTTGTAGAGTGATATTCACCTTACTGCGCCCATCGCCGGTTGCCTCAAGGGTAAAGGTAAAGCCGGTGCGACGTTTCTCATCCGAAACCATGATGTCGGGCTGGTTTTCCCGAAGCCATGTCAGCAGGGGAACCATGATCAGATCGATATCCTCTGCGTAGTCAGTAATCGTGACGGCCAGCTGGAAGTGGTATTCAAACGACAGCGAGCTGGCCAGTGTGGAAACCAGGTTTCCGGACTGAATCGCTATCGTCAGGTTGTCAGGATTTTGCTGAAGCAGCGGAACGCTGTTTATCAGCACCTGGCGTAGTTGGGTCGCTTTCAACATCATGCTGCTCCTGGCACGCTTTAATCATCTCAATCTGCAACCCGCACGATGCGAGCGCAGCCTCTAACTGGCGGTTATCCGCCGCCAAATCACCCTGCGTCTGCAGGTTGTTTTCCGGAATGGGGCAACTTGTCACGCGTGGACAACCAGTCCAGATAATCTCGGGCATTGCTGAAGGCCGGACGGCTGTGCAGCCGGATAACGTCAGCAGGCAAAGCAGCAGCGCTCCAGGCACGTAAAGCGGGATTGGCATCGGTTTCTCTTCTGATAATGGTTTCACGATGGAGCGCCTGCGCGCTGGCCTGGTTCTGAAGCAGCCGCAGCGCCGCCTCACGTTTTCGGCTAGCCTGGATATCCGCATCGAGTTGGGCCAGCGCCTTGTCCCGGCTGCTGACGTCAGCTGTCAGCGTACTCACCCTGCGCTGTGCCTCATCCCGTTGATGAGTCATCACGCTAAGGCGCCAGCCGGTTAAGCCCAGGGCAATAAGCAAAATGGCGATCGCCAGTGCAACCAGTCGCATCATGCCGCTCCTTTTAAACACCACGCCATTTCGCGCTGGCGACGGTTATCCAGGCCCGGGTTGTAGGTGCCTTTGACATATACCCAGCGCTTAAGCTGCAGGCAGGCATCGTGCCAGCGGCCGCTGTTGATCAATCCCGCCAGCGTTGAGTGACAGGCGGCGTGCACGCCAACGTTAAAACCGAATGACACCACCGCGTCATAAACCTGGTACGGCATTTCACGTGGCATGCACTGGTCGATCCCGCGTTCAACGCGCATCACGTCGTAAACCAGGTTTACTGCGGCCTGGCGCTCGTTCACCACGCTGGTCGGGGTAACACCTTGCGTGTGACCAATGCCGTTGGTCCAGACGCCGGCGCTGCACTGATAGGGCGAGGTGCGGCAGCCTTCTGCATCGGCAATCAGCTTCAGGCCGGCTTCAGAGGTTTTCAGCATGTTGATTTGCGGTAGCAACGCGGCCAGGGCCAGTACGGCCGCCACGGCGCAACGTTTAGCGGTCTGGCTCAAAGTTAAGCCCCTGTAAGTTGCGCTGCTGTAGCTCGTAAGTTTTGCGACGGTAGTGCCAGTTGATAAAAAACGTCGCAACGTTGGTGCACATGGTCAAAACGGCGACGCCAGAGCCAACCATAAAGGCGATATCCTGCGGTGTGTGACGTCCAAACCACATCAGGACGATCCCGATGAGGTAATTAATCAGAGAACTGATTTTTTCCATTGGCGCTAATCCCACAGATTGAGGGTTTCACCCGTGGCCGCCTGAGGCAGCTCCGGTAACACCACTCTGCATCCGTGCGGTAATGTTGGGCCTTGTTCTGCCAGGCCAGGATTGGCGGCATAAACCTGTTCAACCGCCTGCTGCGTGCGTCCGTAGTAACGCCAGCAGATCTCATCAACGGTTTCTTCCTGTTGTGCGTAAATCAGCATTGATTGGCCCCTTATGAGCGTAAAAGCCATGGTCGAGTAGGCGATAAGTTGAGAACATCCGCTGTCGTGGTGACAGGCAATAAAGGCCCCGTTGGCCAACAGAAACCTGGTCAGAGAATTGCACCGTCGGGCCACCAAACCGCCCTGAAGCCGTATCCGGATAACCCGGATACGCGATGTGCATTGGCCTTCGCGCAGAGCGATCCAGAGATTGCTGTGCCTGCCGCTTGTCAGAAGTAGTGTGTGCCTTAGCCGGCGCTTGCTCAACGCAAGGCCGTCCGCTCAAGGCTGGGCGGGCAGAGGGTTACACCCTGAATGCGGGCGCCGATGGAAGGGTCGCGAAAGCGCTGGGATGACGTCAGCGTATTTGCTTTCACAGCGACGACCGGGAGAGGTCGTAGGCCAGCAGCTACCGTGTTAAGTTCCACATCCATCGCTGAAAGTTATGATGAACACCCCCCTAAGCGTCAGCAGCAAGCTGCCGACGCCAAGGCCCCGGAAATCACGCCCTTCACGTCGCAAGCGCCGTGAAGCCCGCTCACCGGGGTTAAAAGGGGTTACATAAGCTTATTCATTGCTGAAAGCCCGCAGGGCTGTTCAGGGAAAGGTAGGGTATGGCACGATTTATGCATCTGTAACCGGCTACGCCGGGCGTACGGCGCCGTTCAGCTCTGCGCTATCTTTTACGTCATCTGGCGCCTTCATGCCGCTGAAGCGGCATTCTGGATACGGCTCTCACTGCAGGGGTTAATTCAGATTAAAACGTCCACTTTGTGCCAGAACCGGACGTTTCGCACATCCAGCTTCAGACCGGAACGCTCTGCATGCCTCAAAAAATTATGGTAAAAAATCGTTCATATGGAGGAAACCTGTTTTATTCAAAATGCTCTATCAGGAGTGCTGGATACATCTTAAACGGAGCCTTAAGTGCGTCTTTTTCATTTCAGCGACAGCCCTGATATCACTATATTCAAACCTCGCCAGTTAAGAGTTCATGTTGATCGCCCTGCCGGACAGGAATGGCTAAACGGGTCACTGATATGGGCTACGGATGAAGCGCATGAGTTACTTTATCTTTTTCCTCGTGAGTGCCCACGCATCGTATTCTGGCCATTACCTGACACATGCAAACTGGACATCGAACAATGGATGGGCAGAGACTCCCGTACCACTGCAGTAGCCTGTATCGAGCATGCATGGTTATCACGCTTTCTGAGTGGCAAAATTTACAGATACGAATTGCCTGTAGATGGCTTTGAACCAACAGGAGAAGTCGGTATGTGGGTATCACGAACTGATGTTATCCCAACTGGCCTGAAAGTGATTTCCAACCTTAATGCTGAACTTGCATTGCGCAATATAACGCTTCGGGTAATGGAAAGGCTTACGCCGCTCAAAAGTGTATGGCTGACATCACTTCACGCCAGCGGCATCAGACTGAGAAACGCACAAGACTGGGGAAAACCAGGCTGGACGCATTCTAAGCCGGGCCGCCAGGTCATTTTATAA